GATGATGAGGCGAGGGAGTTTGATAATATGACGCCGTCCGACAGGCTTAGGTTCGTTCTCAAGAAGATGGGCGTTCCTGAAACTCCCGCAAACTGAAAGGAGGTGAGACTGGATGAGTATAGACATCAAGAAGGCGCTTGGGGTCTCTGAAATCGGCTCGGTGATAATGCAACCCGAGATAGATAAGGAGATAGCGCATATCGTAGAGTACAAGAACCCTCTGAGGCAGAATTTGCCGAGGAAGAAGGGTTCTGGAAGGTACTGGTATGTTAACCGTCGGGTTGCTGGCTCCACGCCTGCCGAGTTTGTAAGCGATACCGACTCCGCAACTGAGGATACCAGCACCTACAGCCAGGTTACTTTCGAGTATAAGACCATCCTCACGAAGGGGAAGGTTTCTCGGAAGGCGAGGGCAATTGGTAGGTCTTTGCTGGATATCCTTGCTGAGGAGATCGAGGCCAAGGCCAAGGACTTCCGCGACTTTGAGGAGTATGCTCTTTTCAGGGGCGATTCCTCGTCCAACTCTAAGGAGTTCGACGGTCTCGATGTCCTGATACCTAGCTCGCAGACGGTTCTTATGACCACAGCGTCTGGCGGTGCACCCTTGACGCTTGAGAAGGTTGACGAGCTTATTGATAAGTGCGCCGGTGAGCCTGATATGCTCATCATGTCCAAGCGCACTCGTCGTCAGCTTGTTACCCTGCTTCAGGCGTCTCAGCGCTGGGTGAACCAGGTCGAGGTTAAGGGAGGTTTCAAGCTCGTATCGTACAATGGGATTCCTTGCTACGTCTCGACGAGGATCGTTGATACGATGCAGTTCGACGGTTCCGAGGTTACCGGCTATACCGGCGGAACCTGTTCGACGATGTACGCGATTGATACCGACGAGACATTTATAGCGGAGCTTACTCCGCTTCAGATCATGCCGCTTGCAAGGACCACGTCCCAGTACGAGGAGTTTGAAATCTTCTGCGACGAGGTGCTTGTGGTCAAGAACTACATGGCCAATGCGAAGCTGATAGGTATAGCTCCCAGCGAATAGTTTTACAGAGAAAGGCTAGATGAGTGAGACTCACGTCTTAGGGAGCTTGAAGTTACAGGGAGGAAAAATGTGGATTCTGTTAAACCCTAAGGTGAAGATCAAGGCCTATACTGAGCCTTTCAGGTGCGAGGTCGTAAGGGTTATTGATGGCGTGTGCAAGGTGGCAAGAGTTGAGACTAGGCAGTGGCTTGTAAATCAGGGCTATGAAGATATAACCGAAAAGGTTAAAGCTCTTGGCCTTGAGAGTGCTTCTGGGGCTGAGATAGCTCGTGCGATCAGGGATGGTGTTAAGCCTAAGCCTGAGCCTGAGCCTGAAGCTTTGAAGTTTGAGTCTCCTGCTAAGAACTCTGGAAGGAGGGCTCGTGGGAAACTACGCAAGTCTAAGCGAGGTAAAAGAGTTTCTTGATGTCGCCGGAACAACCGTCTATGATGCTCTGCTTAACCGGATCATAAGCAGGGCCGAAAAGGCGATTGACCTTTTCATTGGAAGAAGTCTTGTCCTTGAGACTTACAATGAGAGCTACGACATCAAGGACGACTATCAGGATCAAATCTTTGTCCGTCATACTCCAATAGTTTCTGTGGTAGCTGTGACGGATGATGGGACGGCGGTTGATCTTGATGATCTTGGTATTGATGAGGAGACTGGACTTGTTAGGCTTACAGGTGATGACTCTTACTTTACAAAGGGGAAGTGTTCTCTTGAGATATGCTACTCTGCTGGATATGCGACGATTCCGCCAGAGATAGTGCTTGCGACTGAGCTTTTGGTTTCGTACTATTTCGCCCAGAGAAGGCGTGTTGGTGTTCGATCTGAACGGGCCTTCTTTGGAGGGCTTCCTCCAGAAGTTGAGGAAATTTTAGTGAGATACCGTATGCCGCTATGATCAGGCTGAGTGAAGTTTGCGATGTTTACGAGGACTCGGATTACATTGTTGACGAGCGTGCTATTGCCTCTGAGTTCCTTCCGGACAGGCAACCACCAAGGTCCGCCTACCTTCTTGTCTCGATCTCAGGTGTTACATCCTCTGGAACGGTAACAATCAATCAAGGCGCTGAAACACTTAGCTTTTCTGGAGATGACGTCCTTCAGTCTGCATATCAGTATGCAAGTGTCACGGGCTTTTCCGTCTCAGGCTTTGCCAGTGGAACTATCTCTGTAAGGGCGGTTGATTCGGTTGGAAACCCGCTTCGACAGGATGTGTTGAAGTACTCAAACCTTCCGTGCACTCTTGTTCGTCCGAGGCCCGAGGATCTTGTTCCAACGCCAGGACGAGAGATAGTGTCAACTCTTTTGATTTTTGTTGACGACTGGGTAGATATAAGGCTTGGGCAAAGGATTACAGTCGGAACAGTGTCGTATGAAGTGATGTCGGTAACCCATAGGTCGTTTTTCAAGAGGGTGGAGGTGATCGAGAGAAGTGGCTAACATTCCGGCTGGAAATGCTTCTAATATATCTTTCGGTCCTGCTAAAATCTACTGGGGTCCAGCTGGCTTGACTCCAACGAGTGAGGTGGGTTACATCGAGTCTGCTACAATCACTCTGAGGAGAAATGTGTCCGAGGTAATCAAAGGAACCCCCAGGCTGGTCGAGTCGGCTGTAGTTAGTTATGAGGGAGCTGAGATTGTTTTCACAGGTCTTGAGTGGAGGCTTGATGAGATTGCGGCTCTGATGGGGCTGGATTACACTCCAGGAAACGAGACGCTTCGTTTTGGATCGGACAGTGAGGCACGTGAGGTGGCCCTTCTTTTCAAGCACCGTATGCCCTCTGGTGCGACCGTTGAAGTGAGGGTGTGGAAGGCAATTCCTGAACCTGAGCTTTCGATAGCCTTTGTTGATCTTCACACTTTCCCGTTCAGGTTTCAGGCTTGTGCGGCTGAGACTGCATGGGACAATTCAACTCTTTCAAGCGGTGAAAAACTCATTGAGATGGTGATAGTAAGATGAACGTTTCGGTGCTGGATTTTGGATCTGTTGCCTCTGGCCGTGTTAAGATTTTTTGGGGAGCTGTAGGCTCAACACCCACAAATGAGCTTGGCTATGCTGAGGACTGCTCGGTAGTCTTTAAGACCGAGTACCGTGAGATTCAAAGTGACACACCAAGGCTTGTAGGCCCTGAGGGGGCGGTCTATTCGAGGTCGTGTGAAATTCAGCTTGGAATGCTTGAGTGGAACATTGAGAGCCTCACAGTGCTTTTCGGCCTTGCTTCAAATCCAACGCTTAGGCTTGGAGGTCTAGGTCTTATTGAGCCTGTAAGCTTGAGGATTCAAGTTAGGAGATCTGATGGGCGAGATCTGTGGATTGATGTGTGGAAGGCGATTCCGGTAGTTGCCGATGAGATAAATCTAACAGATCTTCATATCCACAGGCTTTTCTTTGTGGCTGGTAAGTGTGATACATCCTGGGCTGGGGAGGCCCTGGACGATGACGAGAAGCTCGTTCGGATTTGGGCTGATCCAATTCCCGGCTATTGGGTAGATGATTTGGCCCCGTCTTGGGATGAGGCTACTGAGGAAGAACGGGCTGTATCTGGTTTCTGGACTGATGACTACGGCAGGATTGATCCGGATGACAGAACTTCGAGAAAATCCCACTGGGTTTGAGGTGGTTTATGAGCTATATATTCAGAGCGGATAAAAGGGTCAACATTGGAGATCCCACACGGCAAAGCGATATAAACGCTGCACTTGAGAATACCGACTTTCTCAAGCAGATACTTGATGGTGCGCCTATATTCTTGAGTGGATCGTTCAGCAACCATGATCCTACCTATGATGAGGTTACCTGGTCAAACTGCTCGATCTACTATGCTGGAACAATCTACAACATTCAGGACGGCACCACAGACAAGAAGTTCATCTGGTTTGATCCTGATGTTTCGACTTCTGAGTTTCAGACAGACGATACACCTCCTGAATTCACCTTCAAGAGGCTTTTGATTGGTGAAGTTTACGACGGTGTTTTCTACAAGGCCTATAATGCTGGACTTATCACCGGACAGCGGATTGTGGCTGGTTCGATTGTAACTGAGAATCTTGCCGCTGGGTGTATTACAACTGAGAAACTGGCCGCTGGTGCTGTTACGACAAATGAGCTTACTGTTCGGTCTCATATTCTCAATGCAGGTGAATTTAAGGACAACGATCCAAGTGACGGGGTTGTTTCGTGGAGCGGGTGTGTCCTTTACTTCAATGGATCTACATATAACATAGCGGATGGAAACACGAGCCCTGGTGATGTCTTTATCTGGTGGGATCACCTTGAGCCTGATGTTTTCCAGTCCAGCCCATACTCCCCGACTGATAACTTTGCCACAAACAGCGACTGTGAGATAACCTACCCCATGGTCGATGGGTCCTATCATATCTCAAGAGGAAGTGTTCAGCTTTCTACTGATGTTGCGCACTCTGGTTCAAAGAGTGTTAAGGTCACTCAGAGTGATGATTCTGGCTCAATGTACTACAATCTGCCCAACTCAGCTGATTACAAGATGGGTAACTTTGAGGCTGGAAAGCGTTACACTTTTTCGGTTTGGGTTTATATTCCATCTGCTGGTGGGATAGACGGTGCAAGTGTGATATTCCTTGATTGGAACGGTTCAACGTGGGAGTCAACTTCTTCAGGTCAAGTCACGACTAAGGATCAGTGGGTTAAGCTCTCTGTTACGCGAAAACTCCGCGATGATGCGACAGCGATATGCTGCCGGATCGATTTCGGTCAAAATGATGTGGGATCTTACGCTTACTTTGATGATGCCTACATCAGGCTTGCGTTTACCGACGATGACTGTGCGATAGGTGTGGTGTGGGATGGGCACTTCTGGCCGGCCAATAAGGAAGGTGTTACGATAACGCCGAAACATATCTTTACGCCAAACCTCTCTGCTATATCGGCTGATCTTGGGACGATCACTGCTGGGGTGCTTAGATCTCAAAACTGGGGCACTTCCCAGGGGTCTGAGTTTGATCTTAACGCAGGAACATTCAAGCTCGGCGGGTCTGCTTCACCGAAGCTTGAGTGGGATGGGTCGGCTCTTAAGGTGCGGGGGCAAGTTGTGATAGAGTCTGGATCAGGGCTTGGCAACTTGAGCGATGCTGATGCTGATCATATAGACGAGACAGCAACGAGAAAGTGGGCCGCTGAAAGCGGGGCTGATAAGACAGCCAACCATGCAGATGATGTGGTCTATTATGGAGCTTCACCTCCGAGCCATAGGCCTGGTCGGCTCTGGTATGACTCAGAACACCATGTCCTCCAAAGAAGCGATGGGACTGCGTGGTATGTAGTCAGTGATATAACTGAGTATAAGACAGCGGCTGAGATTGCTAATCTACCAGCTACTCCGTCTGGATCAGGGCTCTTCTGTGATGGGACGCATTTGGGATTTTATGATGGAGGGGCGTGGAAGGTGTATATAGGGTCGGACGGAACATTTCTGTTTAAGGGCGATGATTACAACTATATAGACTGGAACCTAAGCGAGGAAAACACCCTAACGATAAAAGGAAAGCTAAGTGCTGATGATATTAAGACGGGAACATTGACGGGGAGAACAGTGCAGACGGCGGCAAGTGGGTCTCGAATTGCCCTGTATAGACATGATGATCCTGATAATCCAGATACCTTGGTTGCCTATGATCAGAATGGCAATGTGAGGATGTGGATTTATCCAGGGGCTGACCCCCAAGTCCCAGGGATAAGATTTCAGGATGAAAATGGCCTGCTCGAGGCCTTCTATCATGGGCAAGGTATTTCGTGGGCCGATAAACCGACTTTCACCATCGGAGGGGGGCCTAATACCGGAGATGCTGAGGTCATCTTTCGGAGCGCTTTTGACCCAGCGCGGAGATGCAATGTAACTATCAAAGGTGATCTCGAGGTAGAGGATATTCTCACTGTTGACGGGGATATCGTGGTGCCTGGAACAGTTGATGGAGTAGATGTCGGTAGCCATACTCATACAGGAGGTGCCAACGACGCCCCCGCCATAGACCATAACAATCTTACTAACATAACTGCCAACCAGCACCACAACCAAGTCCATGCTTTGTCTGGCAGCGATCATACAGGCGACCTCGCCTATAGCCAGATAGACGCGATAGTTGCCACCAGTGGAAGCGGCTCTACCACTACTATCAGCCGCTCAGACCACGCTCACACTGGCTCCGACGGGTCCCCAAATCTTGATGCATCCGCAATTGGAAGCGGGGTGCTTCCTACTGCTAGAGGAGGAACTGGAACAGGTTCAACTTACGGCGGAGCTCTCTTAGTGGGAACTACTGGAGCTACCTGGGCAAAATTGTCCCCATCTCCAGGGAAATTCCTGAAATCAGGTTCCACCTCGGTCTCTTGGAGTGATATCAACCACTCCGAGTTGCAAGGTCTCGATAGTGACGACCACACCCAGTATCTTAACAATGCAAGGCACCGCGATGTTCACCTCGGCGAGCCGACCTCTCCAGAGGCTGGAGATATATGGATTATAGGCGATAGGATCAACTGGACGCCGGACGGTGTCACGGCATATTATTTCGATGCAGGAGACGGCTCGTATGGTAGCTACCTAATATAGTTGAGAAGGAGGTAGAGGCTATGAAGGCCCAAGAGAAAAGCTTTGAGAAAGAGATTGACCGTCAGGAAATTGACATCAGGTCAAACCTCACAGCACTTCAGCGAAAGTTTAACTCGCTTCAGCAGGAGATTCAAGTTGTTGCCAATGAGATCTTGAGGTTGGAAGGTGAGCTCAGGGTTGTAATTCGCATCAAGAAGGCCATGCAGGAAGCTAAAACTGAGAAGCCCAAGGAGGTTCAGAAGTGAAGTATTCTATCGTTATGCCGTGCTTCAACCAGCTTGAGTACACGATTCGTGCAGTTAACGCTGTAAGGCGCAACACCAAGTCCTACGAGCTGATTATAGTTGATAACGGTTCAAGCGACGGGACCTTTGAATGGCTTAAGGCCCAAGCAAAGTCCGATCCAAGAATCAGGATAATCCGGAACGATGAGAATAAGGGCTTTGTAGTTGCTGTAAACCAGGGGATGGCTGCTGCCAGGGCCACAGACTGGATCGTGCTTCTTAATAACGATACGATCGTTGGACCTAAGTGGGTAAGGTGGATGGAGACCGATGCTAAATTTCTCTCGAGGGTGCTTGGCCGGCCTGTTGGCCTTGTCGGACCAAGCTCTAATTTCGTTGCCGGTTCTCAGTTCGTTCCAGGCCTTACCTACGATCTAAATAAATTTGACGATTTCGCTGTAAGATACCACAAGAGCCAGCAGGCTCCAGCGATGGAGATTGGGTTTGTCTCAGGCTTCTGCATGATGGTAAACCGGAAGCTCTACGAGGCAATCGGCGGGATGGATGAGAGGTTTTCTCCCGGAGGTTTCGATGATAACGACTACTCGTTGAGGTCTAATGAAGCCGGCTTTGCCAACTGCTGGGCAAGAGATGTTTTCGTTCACCACTTCGGACAGAAGACAATTGGGATGTATCCTGATCTTCGTGGCGGAACTGCCAACTGGAAGGTCTTTTATAGTAAGTACCGAGATAATCGCCCAAAGCGGTTACTTGCGGCATACAGAGTGAAAAATGCGGCGGCCTTCCTCAAGAAGTCTCTGGACAGAACCGCTGAGTTTGTGGATGGAATAGTCGTTCTTGTGAATAAGTCCGAGGATAACACTCTTGAAATCGCTAAATCCCATCCCAAGGTTATAAGAGTTGAGGAGTGGAAGTGTGGATTCAATGAGCGGGATGAGCGAAATCGTGCCCTTGAGATGGCCGCAGAGGAAGGCGCTGAGTGGATAATCTCGGTGGATGCAGACGAGATATTTGAGGACAAGATGACATACGAATATGCTCAAAGGCTGATCCACCCGCCCAATCCTGAAGTGAAGCTCTACACTTTCACTTGGTACACAATCTTTATCAACGATCAGGATGGAAGCAAATGGTGGAGGTCCGACGGGATATTCGGCCGTATGGCCGGACCCAGGCTTTTCAAGGTTGAGAAAGGCCGAAAGATACTTCTCGGCGATGAAAAGGGTCTTCACTGCGGTAACGTGCCTGTCTATCCAAGGGAGTACACGAGAGTGACGTCTGTCAGGGTTAAGCACCTTGGATATGACTCACAGGATCTCCGTGAGCGGAAGTACAGCTTTTACTCGAAGCTTGATGAACATCCAGATCCTAGGCTTGTTGGTGGTGAGTCGTACAGGCACTTGGTTGATACCTCGATTCGGGTCAACAAGTGGGATGAGAACTCCAACATCTCGCTCTGTATGGTCGTCAAGAACGAGGGCAAGGAGCTTCCAAGGCTCCTGGATGAGCTGTATTACTTTGTGGACGAGGTGGTTCTGGTAGATACCGGTTCAACTGATGATACTAAGGAGATTGCGGACTACTATCCAAACGTCAAGATTTACGATTTCAAGTGGAACGACTCGTTCTCGGATGTTAGAAACTTTGCAAAGGACCACTGTTCATCCAAGTGGATACTGCACATGGATGCTGATGAGCACTTCGACACCGAAAAGCTTGTAACACTTAGGCGGATGATGGATGAGGATGCCGATGGATGGATGTTCTTTGTGAAAAACATCCAGAAGATCGGTGCCTTTACACTTTCAGAGGCGGTCAGGCTTTTCAGAAACATTCCTGAGTTTTACTACACTGGCCGAGTCCACGAGAACTTCGACGAGTGCCTGAGACGCTTCAGGAATAGGCTCAAGATCAAAAAGGCTCCCTTTATGATCGAACATCGCGGTTATCTTAAGAAGGATGAAGATCTTGACAGGAAGCTTGAGCTTTATGAGAGGCTCAACATCCAGCAGATGAAGGATGACCCGATGGACTCGCGGCCGTATTTCAACCTGGCGCTTCACAGGATCAACGAGGGAGCTTATGATGAAGCTGAGGAGCTTCTGTATGAGGCCCTGAAGCGAAATCCGAACCACTACCAGGCTAAGAAAGAGCTTGCCTCAATCTCGCTTCTGAGAGCTCTAGTTTTGATGAGGAGCGTGACTCGCCAGCTTCCAGCAGATCATCCATTCAAGCAGTATGCTGAGGAGCTGGTTCAGGCGATCCAGCCGTTCACGCCTGAGACTCCAATCAGGGTTGGATCAATTCGCCACCAAAAGGTGAGTGCTAAGGGCCTTCTGCCGTTTGAGGAGGTTGACGATGCCGGCTGAAGGGGTAATTTTGAAACTTGAAGGATACACGAGCATTGTAGATGCCTTAAGGTTTTCCAAGCGTGGTATACTTCACAGCACCGAGAGGGCATGTGGTAAAACGGCCGATTGGCTTAGAGACCGTGCCCGTGAGTACTGTTCAGTAGTTGACTCACATTCTTTGAGGTGGATGAGGCGGTATGCTAAAAGGCGAGGAGCCGGCCCGTACTCAACAAAGTGGCCTGAGCCGAGAATTCATCGGTATGGAAGATGGCCCTGGTTCAGCGTTCACAGGCGAACCGGCGATCTCGCTAGAAGTATTCAGTCATTTGTGTATGGTGAAACCGTTCCCGCAGGGCCGCTTCTGCCAGTCACCAAGGATCGCATAGTGTGGGGTATCAGGCTCGTCGAGCCTCCTCGGTATTGGAAGTATGTATTTTTTGGAACAAGGAAGATGCACGCTCGTCCTGTGTTGGAGGAGACAGTTGAGAAGCACAGGCACGAGCTTTGGGGTAAGTTCAGGACCCATGCGATGGGAACTTACAAGGAGTTTGAGCGCAGTGTTGAGGAAATGCGCGCACGCCACGCGATACTCAGAAGATATGTTGTTAGTGGAGGCTTGAGGTGAATCTTATAACCGCTGCAATTGAGATACTAAGATCGGTGCTTCTAAGCGATGCGACGATCAGATCCAAGGTAGGCACTCGGGTCTATGGCGCTGAGCTATTCGAGGTTAAGAACCCCTCGTATCCATGCGTCAATCTCAAACGCACCCCGAGCACGACTGAACCACGCATTCGTGAGCTTAGAACCTCGTATGTAAGGTTTTGGGTTTGGTCAAAGGAGTCGCTTGACGAAGCGGCTGAGATTTACGATCTTATAGAGGCAAAGCTCAAAGGATCGAGATTCACCAAGTCAATTGGCGGTTACACTTACTCAATAGTATGTGATAGCGATTCAGAACCAATTGATACAACTGATCCAGAGGCCGGCTTGTATGCAATGGTTGGAGACTTTGAGGTTAAACTTGTGAGGTACTCATGAGACGAGAACAGACGATCAAGTTAGGCCCTAAAGAGAAGCCCTGGCTATGTTCTAACTGCGGTAAGTTTCTCGGTATCGTCGCAAACGATACCATCCGCATTAAATACAAGGACCTCTACGCCACGATCACGAGGGGCGACATTTCGATCTTATGCCGCCACTGCGGAACGCCGAACACACTCTCGTTTGACGGATCTGTGATGATCTGGCGAGGGGTTGATGCAAAGACTTGGGCAAAACCTATGAAGGGAGGTGAGTCAAGTGGCGTATAATGTTCCATCCTACAATACGAGCAAGATCACGTTTGGTCCAGGCATCCTCTACATGGATGTGGCTGGTTCCACCCCCTCAACTGATGTGGGAGCTGTACGTGAAGCGACGCTCAGAATTTCTAGAGAACGGCTCGATGTTGAGCAGGGTACTCCAGCGGTAATCATCCAGACTTGGGCCAGACGTGAGAGCGTTGAGTTTGTGATAACGGGAATTGAGTGGAACCTCGCCAATCTCCACAAGGCTCTTGGTGGGGGCAACCAGACCAGCTCTGAGCTTGGCTTCGGCGGAGATATGAACTTCAATCATGTAGCGTTGAAGTTCGTCCACCAGATGGCCTCCGGCGGAACTATAGAGCTTGATATCTGGTATGCTCAGGGCAGTGGGGAGATGGAGATAGCGTTTGGCGATGATGTTCATCAGTTCCCGATGACGTTCGTCGCACTTCACACGCCTACAGCCTGGAGCGGCGAATCCCTCGATGAGGAGGAGCAGCTCATAGCGATTAAACACATCACCTAACCCTGAAAGTTAGAGAGGAGTGAGACTTCTATGGCCAAGAGCAAACTTGATCGTGAGATTGAGGTTCTGTTTCCCAAGAAAGAGTTTGTAACCACCGTTGACGGTGAAAGGATTGAGGTTCCTAAGTCCACACTCAGAGTTCAGCTTCAGGTTGTTCAGTCGTTAGGACGAATTCTCAAGAGGTTTCCGCAAGACGTTCTTGAGGGAGAGGAGTTCGATCTTCAGAAGGGTATCGGCATTGTTGCTGAGATTCTTGAGACACTTCCCGAGGAGGTATTGAAGATCGCCTCCGTGATAGTCGGCCGCGATGAGGAATGGGTGGCTGAGAACCTCGATCTTGATTCGGTGGTGGAGCTTATACTCCCTTTCTACGAAGAAGTGATACGCAAGCTCGGCAAGGTAGCAGCTATTCAAGACAAGATGTCTCGATTTTTAAAGTGATAGTTCATCTTGCGAGCTTGTTCGGCTGGACTATTGATGAAATACTCGACCTTTCCGTCGAGGAGATCGAGCTTATCTTCGAGAGCCTTCCGAAAGAGTCCGATGGAAATACCATTGATCTTCGGGACGGGCAGTCGGCGCTTGAGAGGCTCAAAGCAGTAGGAATCCCCGTGAAGGAGATGTGATATGCCGCGAAGTCTTGGATCGCTGAGCGTAACACTCGTAGCTCAGGTCGGTCGTTTCATCTGGGGTATGGATTACGCCTCGAGGCGTATTAGCAAGTTTGGTGAAAACTTTGCTAATGCGGCTAAGTATATGATCCGCTACTGGAACCTCTTTACAAGGGGTTTCTGGGTCAACGCCAAAGGCGTAACATACCAGATTGATTCGATGTCTGAGCGGATCAAGCGGTTCAGGATGTCGTTCCACCTGCTTAGGGAGTCTACCAAATGGGCAATAGCCTCGATGGTGGCCCTCGGCGCTGTGTGGACAAGACGCTGGCTGTCTTACTTCACAGCCCTTGGCAAAGAGTCGGCTAGGTTCCAGGAGCTCATAAGCCGGACTGCGACGCTTATGACAGCTGATCTTGCCAAGGGGTTCTCCTCGACGGCCTCAGCGATGCGGTATCTTGGCCGCGAGGTAATGGACCTTAAGGCCAGGTTCGGAATTGCTGTTGAGGACGTTGCCATGTCCCTGTATGATGCGGTTTCATCGCTTTATGCGGCAAGGGACGCTGTAAAGATACTTGATGCTGCCGGCAAGCTTGCTGTAAGTGGCCTTTCGACTATGCGTGAGGCCACTAACGCTATTATAACGGTTCTAAAGGCTTGGAAGCGTCCGGTTGAGGAAGCGGCTGAGGTTGCTGATGTTTTGATGGAAGTGATACGCCGAGGCCGCCTCACCATGGATCAGCTTTCGGAAGGCTTGAGGAAAACTGCCGGTCTTGCCGCTGGACTCGGCATGTCCTTTGAGGAAGTTGCTTCCTCAGTCGCCCTCCTTACCCGCGCTGGAATTCCAGCGGCTCAGACCTTCACAGCTATCCGGAATGCTGCTATAGCGCTTATTAGACAGCAGAAGGAAGGCTATGAGGTACTTGCGAAGTATGGAATAATTCTGAGAGACACCACTGACAAAGAAGGTGAGTTTTTCAGGATTATACTTGCGCTTGCAGAACACGCCCTTCCAAGTGAAACAGCCGCAGTCTTCCGAAGGATAAGGGCACTCCTTGGAACGGCGACTCTGGTTGGACGAGCCAATGAGCTAATGGAGGATGCTCTCAAGATCTTTGAGAGGTCCTCAACCGTCCAGGAGGCTTTCAATGCCCGAATTGTTCAGACTCAGCTTCAGCTTAAAAAGCTTAACCAAGCTTACGATAACCTTAGAATCACAGCAGGCCAGAACATCTCACTTGCGATGGGCCCCTTGGCTGGGGCTTTGGCTAAAGTCCTCAACTGGATGTCCAAGAACACTCAAACGACTATATCGTTTATTGGAGCATTTGGCGGGCTTGCGATGGCAGTAGCGTCAGTGATCCTGCCTATCACGGCACTTGTGATACTGCTGAAAAATCTCGGTATCACACTCAAGGCTCTGACCGTTGCGAAAGGCTTCGGGATTGTTGGCCTGATCCTAACTGGAATCAGTCTTATTGAAATTCTCCTGAGAAAGACCGGAGTTTTGTCAAAGATAGCAAACGGTTTGAAGGGAGTTTGGCGCAGACTCAGGAGTGAATCTCGTGGAGTCACAAGGGACTTCTCCAATCTCGCTGATCAAACCAGGGAACTTTTCGAGAAATTCGGCTACACCTCCGAACAGCTTGAAGAACTTGCCAGGAAAGAGGCTTGGCTAAGCGAGCTATCACACCAAGCTGCTCAGGATCAGAGAGAGCTTGGCGGCGCGGCTGAGTTTCTTGGAATGAAGCTCTATAAGTCCGCCAAGATGACGGCTGTTGCCTGGCTTGAGGCTTGGCAGAGAATAGTTGACTCGGCTAAAGACAGCACAGTCGAGATGAAGTACTATGCGGAGTTCTTCTTCAAGGACTTCTACGACAAGATTCTTGAGATGTTTCCTGAGGGAATTCCGGATAGATGGAGGGGGCTAATTGATGAGCTTCGCAAGTACTGGAGCGAAAGCGTTGATGATATGAAGAAGAAGCTCACTGAGCTTTTCGAGCTTGATAGGCTCAGATGGGAGCTTGCGATTGCAAGCACGAAGAAAGGAACCGAGGCTTACAGAAAGGCAACCTTTGACCAGTACTGGGGAGAGCTTGAAATCCTTAAGAAGATGGAAAAGAACAAGGACAAGTTCTCCGAGAAAGACATTCTCCGCCAGAAAATTACTGTTGAGAAGCTCAAGTCTCAGCTTGACGAGTTTATGAAGGGCAGCGAGCAGAAAATGAGGATTTCTGAGCTTCCGGTTCCTGAGCTTAAGCCAGAGGTTGACTTCGAGCCCCTTGAACAGCTTCCAAGTGTTTTCGAGCTAATCCGCGAGGAGGCTGGAAGGACTACTGAGACTATCAGGGACTTTGTTGGAACCACGACAGACACATTCGTTGACTCGTTTACCCTGCTTGCCGCTGAGGAACTCAAGATGTACGGCTACAAGACCCGCCGCTATAAGCAGATGATGGACGAGATCAAGCAGCTTGAGTCTCAGCACTCCTCCTGGCTTCAGAGGCTGTGGCAATCGCTTCTTGAATCGTGGAGGGAGTTTCTTGCTCAGAAGCTCAAGGCCTTCATCAAGGAGAAGGTCTATGAGATGATTATTGATATGGCCGCTAAGGCGATCGGCGCAATGTTTGGAGGCGGCGGTGGAGCCGGTGCTGGTGCAGGAGCTGGTGCTTATGTCAGGTCAATAACTCAGTGGCAAAGGTTGGCTGGACTTCCTGGGCTTCAATACGGCGGTGTTGTAACCCGAAACATGGTTGGTTTAGTTGGCGAAGCTGGGCCTGAGATAATCGCAAGGCTTCAAAGTTCGGTCCGGTCGCTCGAGGGAGCCATTGGAAGACTTATAACGGGACCGACAGTAACTGGGCTTGCCGCCGGTGAAGCTGTGATACCGCTTGAGAAGGCCGGTCTTGGAACTACGATAATCAACCAGATCACGACAGTTGTTCCACCCTCTCGTGAGCAGATGAGCGATCTTACTGATATGGTAAGTGAGATGAATAGAGCGCAGCTTAGGAGGTTGGGCAAGCGTGGACTCTGAGCTTTACAATAACGCAGTATACAAGAGGCTTCTTGAGGCGGCTGAGTTCAGACCCAGGCCGAGACTTGTTCTTGCCCTCGAATATCCTGTTGCAATTCAGTCGGTGCTCGGCGATGTAGTCAAGGTCAGGGGCGATGCAAGCTGGCTTTTCTCGGCCGGAGACAAGGCTGTTCTTACTTCAGAGCTTCTTTCAACCGAGTTTGTGGTTCAGGGTGTATCGTATTCTGATCCATACACAAGCATAACCCTTGACGCCCCCCGCCCGGCTTCGGACATCGGGTACAAGATCGCAAAGAAAAGGGTCTTTACCGAGTATCTTGTCGATGGCGAAGGACGAGTTGACGTTTCAAGCGGAGATCAGTTCGGGCCGTCTGTTGCCGATCAGTTCAGCTTCAGGCTTGAAAAAGCTAACTTAGTTCTTAATGAAAGGTCTCAAAGCGGATGGTTCAGAAGATCAGTTGAGGTTGCAACTGTAAGCTCTGCCGGGTCCGGACTAGTGAGTTTCTCAAGCCCAATTGGCGGCTCATACAGCGGAGGTATTATTGAGTTTCTGGACGGCCAGCTTCAGGGTAAGATTGAGCCTGTTGTATCGTCTGGTCTTGACTGGGTAACTGTTCCAAGCGATGTGAACCTTGGAAGCGTCAAAACTGGTGATCTCGTGAGGTTGAAGTGGAGTCCGAGGATCTACTGTATGGTTGAGATGTACTTGGAGGAAGTATGAGGGTAGGCCGCAGCGTCTTTTTCGGAGTAATTGAGCCTGATTCGGTGGAGGCCACAAGCGAATATGTGAGGGTTAGGGCAAACAGCCTTATCTCGCTTGAGGATGGTGTGCCTGTAAGTGAGATTGTGTCTGGATCGGTCTCGCCGGACTACCCAGCCGTAAGAATTCACGGCTACTACTTGGAGAAAGGAGACGCTGTCTATCCTCAGTCAAATGAGATTGAGTTTGGCTTTGAAGAGTTTGACATCAAGTCGGTTCTTGTGAAATCTACCAACGCGCCGCACGTTTCGAGAAGCTACCGCGAGAAGTTTTGGGCAGTGCTTGGCTATAACCAGTTTGCACGTGCTTTCCAGTGGACTTACGGTAGATACTACCGGCCAACTTTCGGTTCATCTGACCAGAAGATTATTGACACAGGAGGATTCCAGGAGGACCTTTTCGGCGATACGGCCTACGTTCCAACGGACTCGTTCGACCTCTTTTATCCTGTCGAGGATCGCGGTAACAGCATAAAGTCTCCTGGAAGGTTCTATGCCTCTATTACTGGCGAGAAGGAATACTTTGATCCGCTTCCTGTTGAAGCTGGAAGGTTTTCGTCCGCATCTAACTCGTTTCTCGATGAGAAACCGTTCGCCTGTCAAAAAGGTCTTGAGACTCAGTTTTATACCAAGAGTGTCTCAGCCTCAGACAGTTCAAAGCTTTTCATAGACCACACAACCTCCTGGGATTACATCTACGTTGCATCCAGGAAACCTTTCGGCGGCGTTGAGCTTCTCATACCTTACTCGTCTCAAAACGCCGTTGGACTTACCATTGAGTATTCCAATGGAGGGTCTTGGGAGCCGCTTGAGCTTCTTGAGGATACGACGGAAACCCTCAAGCACTCCGGTGTTATTACCTGGAAGATTCCGCTTGACTGGGAAAGCGACATACATCTTATTGATAGATCCGACAACTATCTGGATGACGACATTGGGATAAGCTCTTGGGCCTCGCCGCCGCTATACTTTGTTAGGTTTTCAGCCTCGGCTCCCGCTGGTGTAACCGTCGAGGTTGACAGAATTCTTCCTGTCAACGTAGTGCATGACGGTGAGGGGGGTCTTATATACTTCTCGTTTGATCCTGAGCTTGCTGTGCCTGATAAGAAGTCCGTCAAGGTGGCTGTGCGAAGCAGTGGCGGTGCATACACTCCCGATCCTGGTATGTTCGCAACGGCCGCCTCGAGGAAACTTCTTGCGGGTGTTTTCTCATCCGCTCAGTGTGAGGCCGATGACATTGCGCTTTCACTTGACAGAAACGAGGCCGGGATAGTTGGATACCTTCCATCGAAAGAGTACGGCGAGGTCTTTGCGCTTACAGCCTCCGGCGACAAGCTTTACTTCGGCGTTGGAAGTGAGCTATGGGTTGCCGATCGCCTTTCTGGAACATCCAGACTTGTTGAGCTTCCAACTTCAGACAGATTTCCATCTGGCTATCTTGCACCGTATGTGATTTATCCGATAGTCTGTCTTGGAACCTTTGGTGAGTGGGTTTACGGGATATGCACTGCCTCGAAACCAGACGAGCTTAAGCCTGAGTCTGGTGGTTTTGCGAACGCCTTCGCTTTTGCCTACAACACTTCATCGGCTGGGCTTTCAGTTACATCACTTCTCAACTTCGCTACAACAGGAAAATTCCTGAAGCGGACTGGGTGGAGTCCAGGTTCTGACTTAACTTACATCGGGCAGGTTTCAGCAACCCGCAAGGCATCTGAAAACATCCCAATCCCGTTCGATCAAAAAATCTCGATGCTGTACTATGCCACAGCAGGCCTAGGCGCGGGTGAGAACGGGCACTCAGTTAGGCCGAGAGCCGGTCTTTGGAGCACGGCCGCCCCCGGCGGTGTGGCCGCAGTCTGGTACAACTACGAGTCGGCAAGCGAGGAGGGTCTGAGAGGTCCAGTTGCGAAACTTTCCAAGGGCTTTTACTGCGTGTGGGATGAGGACGATAACACAGGCGGTGAGTATGACTTGGGATTCTCGTCTGAGTTCGGTAACCGTGGGATAGTGCTTTGGACTCGCCACAACGACGTTCCGAGGTTCATCTACCAGGTTCAGGAGTTCGACTATAATGGAATCCGCCTTGAGGCCTTCAATCCACTTACCTGGACTTCTGAGGATCTTTACCTCAACTTCTTTTTCGGAAAGCACCACTACGCTGTAAGCGGCGACGTAGTCGACAACCTTCTCTATCTCTCCCACATAGTTACGAAGGACAACCGAGCAGATTCATCCATTCCGCTTAAGGCTATTATATCGTGTGCGGCTCTTGATAGAACCGAGCGGGTTAAAGCCTGGGATAAGGTGTGGTTCTGGAACGACTCAGCGTCTTCCTGGATTGACATCACAAGTGAGATTAACGCCGGGACCAGCAATAGGCTGATTGAAAGCGGCGACTACGTGTATCTTGGATTCGATCACAATTTGGTTTTCAGAGTTCGAGTCTCAGCAGACTCGGACTATTTCGCCAATCTTAAACTGGAAGTTAGAAGGCAGTACTGGAATGGATCTGAATGGGTTGAGGGCTGGCAGGAGCCATCTGAAATAAGGTATGAGTCAAGCGCCGGCATATGGGAGGCTGTTTGGTCTCCAGACTACAATGATCCACAGTCCTATTACGCCCTCGGGGATCCGCCCGATGGAACCAACCAGCGAAAGTGGGTCCGCCTCAAGTTCGACGCTCCTGGATGCGATATGATGCTTCACGGTGTAAGGGCAACCTGGGTGGGGCTCTGGTACTCCTGGGACGCACCCTTACAGACTTATCTCACCCCAATGAATATTACTGTGATAGGCTCGACAGTCTACGGCGGGGTTTTTGACAGAGACAACCTGAGCTTCGGTGCGTTCGCACTTGCCTCATACACTCACCTTGACGTCTCGACTGTTGATTCGGAAGGTGAAGATATTTCGGCCCTTGTTCCGACCGCTTTCGGGGGGCTTGACGGAAGCATAGTTGGGATCTTCTCGTCCAAGAAGTTCAGAAACGCTAAAGTGATTGAGTACAGTGGTGATCTTACTCCCTCAAGGACGATTGACCTTGGGGCTCAAGTTGATTTCCAAACAGGTCTGGTTCACTTCAACGACTGCCTCTTTGCTTTCGGGTCAAAGAACGAGGTTGTATCATACGGGCCGAAGTTTGAACCCATTCTGCCGCTCGATCTTGAAGGGTCTGTAAGGTCTAAGCTTGATGAGATACTGGGTCTGGTCAACTTCACTCAGACTGTCTCTGATGAAGGCAAAGTTGTTCTAAGATCGCGTAATGTTCCCGGAGGGACTTACTTTCTCAGGCATGGCTCGGTTAAGTTTTCAACCGATGAAGCTGTTGACTTCGTTAGAGTTGAGTCTGAGGAGGGTGCTGTGAGGTTCGGGAAAGTCTCGCAGGAAGGATCTCAGGTTACGATCTCAAGCTCGCTTCTGAAATCGGCGTCTTCGGCGAAAGCAGTTGCAAGGCTTGCCGCGAAGAAGCTTCTCTCACGCGGCAGACGTGCTGTGGTAACGACAAGGCCGCTTATCCATCTTGATATTCTCGATAGAGTTTTCTTGCGCTTAGACCGCGATGAGGTTGATGATCTGGCCTCGAGAAGTTATATTATAGAAGGTATCAAACTTGACATTCACAGTGGAGCGATGACTCTGGAGTTGAGTGAGGAATGATACTTGGAACCGACAAAACGCGCATCATTGTATGCGGCCCAGAACTAGTCGTTGACGGCTCATTTGAGGAAAGTGCATCTGGATGGGCCGAAACTTCTGGAACGGCGAACGGCTCAATGTCGCATTTCGAGGATGACGACACGTACTATGGAAACTACTCGCTTAAAATTTTCGACAACGACGCAACCGTAAGATACGGCGCGTTCTGCGAAGTAAACTACGGCCAGGCCCTTGCGGGACTTACATTCCTCATAACCTGGGCGGCTCGCTCCGACAAGGCTCTTACTTCCAGGGTAAGTATTCTCTGTCAGGATAAGTACGTTTCAGATACCTTTTCACCAACTACATCTCAGGGCAGGTTTTCGGCTGCGCTGAGGATTCCTGAGACAGCGGCTGGAACGTGCTTCTACCTCCTTTTCTACCCTTGTGATGTGGTAGCCGAGACAGGAATACTTTATCTTGACAATGTATCCTGCAGAAAAGCCTTATACGATTTCGAGTTTGACCAGCCACAAGAGTGGCGGCAAAACTTCAGAAAGGTTACTAGAAAGCGGCTCAGAATGGCCGACGGCAGAATTGTTGAGTCCGTGATCGGCTGGCAGTATGAGACTGAGCTTTCCTTTGACTATCTCGATGACGACGATGAAACGGCAAGATCGAGGATTTCGGAAGGCGAGCTTGTTGTGATCTATCCTCACAAGGACAACTCGTTTTTCGTCCCCTGCATCTGGGACGGCGACTACGAGAGGGACTACTTTGAAAACCTTCTTGTAGCCTTTTCTGGTTCGATAAGGCTAGTGGCTGCTGAACTTATCAAGGAGAAGCCGGTATGACGTTCAAGAATTCTGAAACTCTTGTGAGGGTGATCCAGCTTGCTGTAACTGTTGCGGCCGTTGTGATCTCATCGTATCTTACGCTTAAGGTTCAGGTTTCGTCTATGCGGACTGAACTTCAAATGTTCAGAGAGCAGACTGAACGCAGCTTGGACCGGATTGAGGCTCAGATACGGTCGCTTAACGATCTTACACACATGCTGGACACCAGGCTTACAAGGCTTGAGACGAAGGTTGATGAAGGGTGAGTGAGATGGGCAATCCAGAAGTTAAATTTCAGGAGGTCAAGGCTCGGATGGCTCAAGGGGAAAGGTTTATCTTCATCCACCATTCAGCCTCGGACTGGGGAACTGCTCTTGAGATTGACAGATGGCATCGTGAAGATCGCGGGTGGAAGATGATAGGGTATTCGTTCGTGGTTCTGAACGGCTATCCAACTGCTGAGGACTTCCAGCACGGCAGGTATTCGGCTGTTCTGGACGGCTCAATTGAGTGCGGCCGCCCCCTCGATCTTGACAGCGAGATCGAGGAAGATGAAGTCGGCGCTCATGTGTATGGACTTAACCGGAACTCGATAGGTATCTGCGCCGTTCATAAGACGCTACCGTACTCGATAAGGCAGATCTTCGGACTTATTACAATCACTCGGGAGGTGATGAGGATTCTGGATATCCCGGTTTACAATGTCCTTGGACACTGTGAAGTTGATCCAAATAAGCCCTTATGTCCTGGGCTTGATATGTGGTGGTTTAGAAACATGCTCATAAGTTGGAGGTGAAAAAAAATGATTGAGATAAGCCAGACAATAAGCCTTACAGTTGCCTTGGTTGGAGCCGGCACTGCCGCAATCGTTCAGGTTATCAAGCAGTTTAACATTCCTAAGCGGATTATCAACCTCATAGCCCTTGGGGTTGCTGTTGCGCTTATGATCTTCTCAATGGACGCTCCAATAATGATGAGGGTGCTTTGGGGTCTAATAGCCGGGCAGTTTTCAAGCGGCTTTTACAGTCTCGTCAAAAAGACGCTCCTTGGGAGGGTGTGAGAATGCGGAAGGTGCTCATAATCCTCGTAGCTTTGCTTCTGGCTGTTATAGCATATCTCAGGTATGACAAGGCTAAAACTGAGCAGGAGTGGTTCAGTAAGTATGTTGAGCTTCAAAGTGAGCTTGGCTTGTCCATTCAGCAGGTCGACTCGCTCTACTCAAGAACTGCTGAGCTTGAAAGCAAGCTCTCAGAGAAGGACGCTGAACTTGCTGGGCTTAAGGTGAAGCTTGAGAAGCACGAGCGGGTGGTAAGGGTTGAGCGTGTGAAGCTCAAGACAAAGCCGCTTCAGGTTGAGAGCAAGGTGAAGCGCGATTCTAGCAAGGCACCGGAAAGAGTTTTTGAGGTAGGGCACGACTTCGGTTCAGGCTTCCTTCTTACAGGCTCCTTCACTTCGCTTGGACGGTATTCATTCCAGCTTAACGTTCCGGTTCTCTCAATCACAACGGCTGTAACTGAAACTCCTGAAGGTGTGAAGCGGAGCTATCTCAAAGTTGATCCTGACGTGTTTGAGGTAGTTGAGTGGGATTTGAAGGTTGAGAGAAAACTGCCGGTCCGAAAGCCCAGAAGATTTTCGCCTTTCATTGCTCTTGGCTACTCCAAAGCTCAGGGACCGGCAATTCTCGGTGGGGCTGTAACTTTCAGCCATTACATGGGCGGCCTCATTCTTGAACAGGGATCGGTTGGAGGTTTTGTCGGCTACATGTTCTAAAACCTTGAATAGTGAAGCCCGTCCTTGTCAACAATAAGCTGCATGGCTGCAAGAGGTATTGGTGGATAAATCTTGCGTTCCGCATAGGTGCTTACCTGATCCATGTAGGATTTGAGGAATGATCCTGTTACGAGAAAGATGCGCTTTTTCATCTGCTGACCATATCCAAGTGCAACCTCCTCATCACCCAGCGCATAGTGGATATGACCCAATGCATACACATCAGCCTCGAAAGACCTCAGGTAGCTTTTGACCTTCCGAAGCGCGGCCTCAGGCGATGATGCCCTCCCCGTGCCGTGAGCCGACCAGATCGTGAACGTCTTTTCCAGGTGCGGTATCTCAATCGTTGTGAAGGCCATATCACCGAGGCTTATAATCTTACCGCCGGGAGGCTTCTCCTCACGATCCTCAACGGCTTCATTTAGACGCCTTAAGATCTCGTGGTGGACGTTTACCTTGTGGATTCGCCTTATTGTGTCCTCGTGGTTGCCGTTGTGAAGGCCAAGGCATCTGTGGGCAATCTCCTTGAAGTTTTCGCAGAATTCGGAAAGCTGGATAAACACAAGGTCGTCCAGGTCTTGTATCCGGTATCTATCGGGAAGAGTGAGCGGATCGAACCTCCTATCGGTGTAGTTGATCGCGTCGATGAAGTCGCCCATTCCAATCCACCAGAAGTTCGACGAGCGGCTTATTCTGTTTACACGCTTCAGAATTGACCGCTCATCTGAAGCACCTGCACCCCAGTGGGTATCGCCTATGAAAGCGATGTGAACCTCGTTAGCGTCCGTTTCGATCACGATTTTATGTGAGATCAATAGCTACCTCCTTCGATTTCATCAAGACACAGGACCCCATCGAACCATGGACAGAGTATCACCCTCATTCCGGCAAACTCACGAAATCTTCTGTTCGGCCCAGCTGGTAGTACGAAGGTAAACCTATCACCGCACTCAATGTTAAGCCTCCGCATTGCGTTTTGACCGAGTATCGCATACTTACATCTTCTCCCATAGGTCATTTCGATCGCATCACGCTGGGCCTGGATCAGGTCAATGACTTTGTCAAAGTCGACTAATATTGCCTTTACCTCGACCGCTTGGTTGTAGTACTGACAGCCGAGTTTATCAAGAATCTTGAGGCAAAGCTTCTGAAGCCACTTGAGCTTGCCTCTTTCATTGAAAGCGTAAGCTCCGTCCACTACCTCGTACATCGTTTCGATCCTTGGAAGATATGCCTTAAGGACCGTCTCCATTGCTCCCTCCTCTCATCCTCCAATACACCATTGCAGCTTCCCAATCCGAACCATACTTCTTAATATCTTCGAGTAGCTCAAGCTCGGTCTCTTTGTTTCCTTCCTCAATTGCTCTTAAGAGCGAGACGCACTCAAGGATCGCCTTCCCAAGGGTGTTGACTCGCTTCTGCCCCAGCCAATCGTCGCAGATTGCCTGAGGCTTAATTCTCATCTGGTTACCCAGAGCACTTAGTCTCCCGAGAAGGTCCTCTTTAGTAAACTTAACCATGATCCCTTACCTCCACCTTGTACCCGAATGGAACTTTGCCATTAGCTATTTCCTTCCAGTGCTTGACAACCCCTTCTGCCACGTATCGCGGATCATAGTCTGCGAGCCTCTTTCTGGCCTCTTCCTGGAGCCACTCCCACGTCTCCGGATTGATGGTTTTCTCGAACTTGTAGCGGTGCTGAGGATACAGCATGTCCTCATAAAGCACGATCCGTTTCGGAATACCGTCCCAGTGCATGAGCTTGTTGATGAAGAACCACATGAGAATGCTAGCCTGAAACCCGGTGATCCCACCCTGCTCATGCTCGTTCATCGCGTGAAAGGTTGCAAGAATCCCTGCTGCCATTGCGTGAACAATCGTTCCGTAGTCGTGCTCATAGTCATTGAGAAGGTGATTTAGAAATTCGGGAAGTGTCTCAAGAGTTTGGCTTTTCGCCTCGTTATACCACTCATTGTGAATGCCCATCTCCTCGGTAACCTGCAAAATGTGCCTCCTTTCAGCTTACAATATAAGTTATAAGCGGGTCAAGATTGTTAAACTCCTTGCAGAGCTTGGTGCCGAACTTGACGAGTGTAAACTTACTTGGCCCTGCAACTATTACCCAGGAAAACCCTCCATTCTCAGCAAAGGTTCTGAGCGATTCAACTTGATGTTTCTTAAGAAGCCTCAGTGCATCTTTCGCCGTTATCGTCTCCTTCTTTGTAGTTTTGTTCTCGATAAGGTGTGCCTGTTTTGTAGCAAGAACTATCAGATCTCCTGGTTTCAAACCTGTGCCTGAGTCGCGGAATACGTGAACCCAGTAACCGGCTTTCCTGAAGCCTTCAGCAAGCTTAGACGTGAATTTCCTTTCGAGCATTTCTACGTCCTCCTCTTAAGTGAAATCGTGACAAAATAGCACCTTTCTTTACTTTCTTACGCCTTCCGCTCAGTTGCTCAAATACCGCCTTCTTGATTGTAACAGGTGAGATACTTAGAGCTTCAGCCCAAACAGTGTTCTCGTAGCTGTTGAAAAACTCGATAGCTGAGATGTGGTTCTCAAGCAGTGTGCGCTTTCCTGGCTTCGACTGATGCTTGCGAAACTCCGGCCACGAAAGAAGGTCAAAGAAGGCCAAACTCACAAGCTCTGCGGCCAAGTGCCGGTCATAGCTGCTCACCTGTCAAGTCTAGTAATCTCACAGTAGTTTGAGAACCTTCCAGCTTCTTCCTCCTTCTGGACCTCTCTAAGCTTGAAGGTCAAAAGGTTAACCAGAAAAAACGTAAGTGCAATCAGCAGAAACCACGAGATACCGAGAAAGAAGTCCCTATCAAGTATCTCAATTATCATCATCCTTCCAAGAGAGATCGCAAGCAGAATCCAGCCAATCCAGACTAAATAGAGAAGGTACTCGGGGAACTCGCCGCTAATAGCCACTTCAAGAAGTAGTTTTCCAGCTGTTACAGCGACTATCACGGCAAGCCAGCCAATTCCTGCTTGCCACCCATCCCACTTGACAGCCTGGATACAACCAGCTACAAGAAGTGCCTCAACGACGATCCAGACCACCCATAAAAGCGAGTCAAGAGCGATCATGCGCCAGCCTCCTTGTTTTCTCTAACCGCTTTCTGAAGCAACTCCCAAAGATCATTGAAGCTGATCTTATACGTTCTAGACCAGGCCCTCCCGTTTTTGAAAGTGATGCTTACCTGGTCTGCTAAAGCCCAGCCGCTTATAAAGATCTCACGTTCTCCTTGAATAAGAGCGATTTCGTTGACTCGAAGTTCCATCTTCTGCCCCCTTGATTAAATATCAGCTTCACGGATTTTAGGTCCCACTACTCTTTCAAGAGCAGCCACACGCTCCTCAAGCTCAGCAAATCTCATCGCTGAATCCTGTAAAGCTTCCTCAATCTCCTTGAGCTTGAAGTAAACCTCCTCAATCACCTCAGCCAACTCGTCGAAATCACGCTCATTCACTCTAGTCACCTCCCCTTAGAACGGCCTCGGCATCTCTACTGTTCTACCTGCTCTATCTCTTACAAAGCCGTAGCGCTTGATGAAATCGAAAAGGCGGACTGTGAGACGGACATCGTTCAGGTTGTATTCGAGAAGCTCGTCGAAGCAGTAAGCCGACCAGAGCCTCGGCGCTTTCGCGCCGTGCCCAGTTTTGCGAAGACCAAGCGTCCCTTCGGCAAGGCCGTCGAGGCTGAACGACCCATCGTGGATGGTTCTGTCACCGAGCTTCTCCTGGGCTTCTTCTACTGACTCAAATCCAAAGCGGCCCTTGACGTATTCAAGGAGGATGTCGTATCTTCTTATCGGAGGCGAACCTACCAGATCGTTACCCCATATTACTCTATCATCGAAGCGGATGTTATTGAACCCCACAAGAAGCGTCGCCTCCTCAAGGAACGCACGGCACTTGAGCCAGCGCTGATATGATCTGTCAAGACTCGGCGGGATATGGCCGTGAGGAAGCGTCATGAAAAACCTGTAGAGGTTCGTGCTGTAGTCGTAAACTACACAGCTTGCAAATCCCATTCCCTCAGGGTTATCCCATCCGCCCTTGACTTTCTCTGGGCCCTGTCTGACCTCAACATCATACACCATCACTCTCATCGCAGACCTCCTCTCTGGCTAGAAGCTCGAATATTTCGTGAAACGTTTCTGCTTTAACTGGATAAAGCTCACCGTACGGCCCACTTATCAAATAGTCTCCTGGACTTCCCGACTTAACCCCATCAATTGTGTAAACTGTGAAGGGCTGGAAAATGCGGACAACCTTCACTTCAACCGGCTTGAACCTAGCCTTTCTCCATACAAGATCACTAAGCTCAATCTTATGGCCTTTGACTTCAACCCTGTTTATGCCCATCAAGACCTCCTGTGAATGATTATCATTCACCATCAGAATGGAACTGCGTTAAACTCCTTCCACTCATCCATCCTCATTACCTTGTCTCTGTTTGCTACAAAGTATCTGAGATCGTCAGGATCACGAAGCTCGATTAGCTTCTCACGCCCATGCTTGGCTACTACCTGTTCCCACATCACAGGACAGTCTCTATACTTAAGACCTAAAGGACATGAGCACCTTGCGATAAACTGAGGTGAAAGACGTCCGTCATCAAGCTTTATGTGGTAAAAGAAAAGTCCGGCTGATCCGCACCTTTCGCACTCCAGCTCACCCTCACCTTCTGACCGCCGCGCTGTAGCTTCCCAGATCGCTGATCTAAATGCCTTGGGCGAAGGAAATTTCTCACCTACGAACCTAGCTATCTCAGCCGCCTCAATAAGAATTTCCCTATCAACCATCCCAAACATCTTGAAGTATTCCTTGACCCGACGTTCACTTGGATGAGACGAACCGAATGCATCAGCAAGATTATTCAGAAGGTTTCTGAGAAAATCAATCCTGTTCTCACGTTCAACATCACTTAGCTTGTCGTACCATCTTGTCATAACTCCTCCTTCAGAAGCTCTGAAGCGGACTTGCCGTCATCAGCCGGCCGCTCCTCCTTCAAGAACCAGTTGGTAAGACACCTTTTAGCGTCTTTCCGAAGCCGCATTTTTGCAGGATTGCCAAGGCACCAGATAGCCCACCTGTGTAGAATTTCAGTGAAGTTTGGCCAGTCGTCCGCAAGCATCCATAAGAAATCTTCGCTTGGAGGTTTGAGTCCCGGATAGGTTTCAAACACGTTCCAGAACCGCTTTGGAAGCTTGGCCTTCATCTCATCCGAGTACATTGCCCTGAGCTTTTCTGGCCGTATGATCTTATTGTATAGCTTCATCAACCGACCTTCTTTCTCAGGTTCCTCGGACTCGTCCTCGAACTCGTCAACCTGCGCCAAGCGATCTATGCCCCATTTGGAAGCATCAAGCTCAAGTGCCCATCTGATCCCATACCGGCGCAGAACCCGCCTTTTCCTCAGGTTTTCCATCACGCGGATTACGTGACGTCTAGTGAGGTTTGTGAACTGAGCCATCTCGGCGTAGCTTATCTCAGACCAGTTTCGGCCAAGCCAGACTGTCCGTTTAGCTACCCATCAATAAGCTCATCACTGAGCATCCTCAACCTCCGATTACACGCTCAAAGCCTGAAAATATGTAAGGCTTTCAGCGTCGGTTTCAGCATCGAATCTTACGAAGTTAGCATGCGCTATGACCTTAATGGAATCGGCACCTTTCAGCTCCCTCACAATTTTTCTCAACTGCTTAGCATCAAGATGCTTCTCAAACTCACCGGTGCTTTCTGGGACCCTGAACGTAAAGTGCGCTTCACCGAGAGCATCGAAAGTCTTAAGCTGGAACTCGTTCTCTTTAAGCTCAAGGCCTATCAGATCTCCAACTGCCGCGATAAGCTCAACTCCCCTTGAAAAGAGACTGAAAGGAACTGTAGCCTGGGCCAAAACTTCAGCGTTGAAAAGCGAGCTGGGGTCGGGATACTCGACGGTAGGATCTTTTGTAATGTAGATAACTTCTGCCTCGTCGTTTCTGAAGATGAAGGCAAGCCCGCCGTTTTCACCTATCTTGACGCCTTTCAATGGAAAGTGGCTTCCAATTCTCATAATAGGTTTTGCTGAGAAAGGGTAGATCGAGAAGTTCTCGGAGAATCCCGCGTTGACCATGGCAAGAACCACAGCATCGGTTGCTATGACAGCGCCGTTTTGGAAGCGGATCTGGTAAAGTTTTTCGTTCCACTGGTCGGGAACTGCAAAAGACACGTGAGCGAGTTTCTTAGAAACCTCGCTCTCAATATCTTCAAGATCACCTTCGATCTCAGGAGCTTCTGGGAAGGAGTCTACCTCACAACCTCCGGCAAGACGATATCGCCCCTGAACAATAAGCTGGCTGTCTTTCTCACTTAACGTAACTTCATCATCGGTAATCTTAGAAAGAACCCTTGAAAGCACGTTGGGATCGAAGACAGCGGCCCCGCTACTTACGGACGGCACCTTCGTCGAAGCTATTATGAATTCATCGTAGTTAGATGAGAACAGCTTAAGCTCGGAGCCGTCCCAGGATATTCTCGCATACTTCGTCCATTCAAATCCGTAAAACGATTTCTTCTGAGCAATTGATGAAACGCACTTTGAGAGATTAGCTAATAACTCCGTCCTGACCGTCGGCTGAAACGCCATCGTTATCCTCCTTTCTTGATATGAACTCACCGAGCCTGGCCTTTGCAAGAGCTTCTTCAGGAGTGTTAGCCTCAACGACGCCGATCTCTCTTTGAACTATCCTGAGAGACTCACCATCGAACTTGTCTGAGAACCTCATACTTCCAAGCTGGGTACTTCCTGGATACTTTGAGACGGTCATTGAGCTTGCTATCGCTTGGCCGTCTCTGTCAACGACCTCGGTAGAATAGACATAGTACTTCATATCCCTTTCAAGCACCTCCCTCCAAAATCTTCCCCCTGCTTCACGCAGAGCGTCTCTAAGCGAATCGGCTTCAACCTCGAACCACTTCCTAAGATCGGTTGAGGTAACTGAACCATCCGGCTCATTTGACTGGTAAGCTCCTTCTTTGTAGTTTTGGACTGTCGCCTCAAAGACCTCAAACATTGAGACAACTTCGCCGTCCTTTATCCGGGTTCCAAGGCCTAAGTAGATGTTGAATTTCAAAACACGGCCCTCCTTTTAATCTTTGAGACCAGCGCATTGACGACCTTTACATCGTCGTTGAAGTCGTCAAGGACGGGTGCAAGCTCCTCAAGAATTTTCTCAAGGAGTTCGCTGTCTGGACTAATCGAGTCGCGGCTTTCGATAAGGTGGAGCCAGTTGGCCGATATTCCGACACGCTTCGCAAGCTCGTATTGAGTCATGCCGGAATATACCCTTATCGCTTTGATAATTCTCCCACAAGTCATACTCTTCCCTCCTTCTTGACGTGTTTCTCTATAAGTCTTGTAAACTCCTCATAGTCGAAGATATATGTGAGATTTGCTTTGGGCCTTCTTATTGAGACTACAAGGTGGTTTGGCATGAAGCTTAGCTCAACGTTGGTATCGTCGTAGTCGTACTTGACTTTGACTTGGTTCATCTTGCCCTCCTGAGTCTAAGCCTTTTATTGTCAACGTACTCCGAAAGTGCGAGGCCAACTGCCTGGATGCGGAACTTCCGAATCTCACGGACATCCTTAACATATGCTGAGTTGAATACAACCATCTGAAGATAGGGTTTAAGTCTCAGGGCCAAGGCACGCTCGCCCCTTTCGGAATCGCACTCAATCTCAAGCACAAGCTCTTTAACCTTTTCCCGAGGAGAAAACTTGGCTGAAACAGCCTTCCCAAAAGGATAAATGCCGCTTTCACTTCCAAAGAATACTGGTATTGGGCCTGTGAACGTCCTTGCCGCATCCTTAAGTGCTTTCACCGTAAAGCGTTCACGAGTTGAATCCGGGATCGAATCAGCGACAACTGCTTCAAGTTTCATAGCATCCTCCTTAGAAGGGCTCATAGACGAGTTCCGGTTTGCATCCATACTTTTCAATAAGCTCCTCAGTGCTTGGGAGGAAGTTAACTCTTGGACCCTTGAGGCCTCCAACAAGGAGCCTTACTCCAGCCTCAGTAACTTCCTCGATATAGCCATGTCTGATAAGCGGTAGCAGTGCAACTCTTACCGTATCGAGTCTCCAGTTCAGTTTTTTAGCTAGTGTCTCCGCTGTCACTAGTTTACCCTCGCTTATCAACTGATCGTGTGTTACAAGCACCTGGAGCGATTTAGGGTTCATCGCATAAAGTGACACGGAGAGCAGATTTTGCGAAATCATCTTGGCTATATGGTAATCGGCCGGTGTGGATATGATGACTTCCCTGTCACCACGTTTTTCCTTCCTTCTATTGGCCTGATGAACCAATGTAATTATTCCTATAAGATTCCGGAAATGTTCCAAATCTCTTCTAATCCTCAGAGGCCCAGACGGAAAAGACAGGAACACTTCCCTTGCGTAAGGTATCACGACGGTATAGGGTTTCAGCCTTCGCTGAAGCTCCCACCACAGTTGTATCTCATCGTTAGAAACTTCGGGAAACTCACCTAGTGCCCTACGTGTCACCACTTCTTTTATCCTGTCCGTCTGAAGCGGTGTCTCATCAGTATAGACCGAAAAGTTACGCGTCTCATTCTCAAGGTGAATCGTATCAGATGTAGTCGTTACCAGAAAGCCCATCGGCCCCCTTATCCGCTTCTCACGAACCACGAATTCGCCTGAATCAGGATCACGAATAGTAACAAGCGATATAAGCTCGTTCTCAGACTGATAAGACCTGATCGAATAATCAAGCTTCTCATTTACTCCAGCCATCTCGTTCACATAAAGTATCTTGTGAACCAGAGCGTCTTCCTCAAGGTGATACAGTGCCATAGACGATGCCCGTGTAATGTAGAAGTAAGCCTCTGGAGGCATGAGCCGCATAATGTTTTGACACACATAGCTCTTACCGCTTGAGGACTCACCCTTGACGATAAGTGAAACAGGCTTATCAAGTATCCTCGATGAAAAGACAAAAAACACAAGAAGCCTTAGGGTTTCCTCACCAGCTATTCCAAGCCTTGAAGTGACTTCAATAAACTCCTTGAGAATATGTGGGTTGTTATATAGGTCTTCAACATCCTTCTCAGAGACCTGGCCGATGTCCTCGATCTCCTCCGGCTCGTCTTTAGCCTCCTCAAGCCGCCTCACGTTCTCCTCGATTTCAGCCTGGATTTTGAGAAGAAAGTCTTCCATCGAGTCTCTAGGAATATGAGCTCCGATGGCCCTGCTGAACGAGTTGATGAAAGTTACCCTGGACTTGGAAGCGGCGAGGTTGCTCTGATCCTGGAAGACTATCCGATCACCCTCGAAGACCTTGATCTGAGTCCGCCATTCACGCCCCTTTCTTACCGGTTCAACTTCGAATATGTATTCACCTAGCTTCCGCCTCATACCTCACCCTCTGCAAAGAAGAACTTTATAAACAGCTCCTGAAACTCTTTCATACACTCCTCGCAGAGAACCCCACTGAATTTACCGTCGCCCATCCTTACTTCGATTGGAAACGCCTCTGGATTAACAGCACCGTGAATCAGCTTAACCTCCCTCCTGCAGTGAGCACAGCGCATCGGGTTTCTCTCAATCTTGAACTTCGGATTGTCCTTATCGCTGTAGTACTCAGCAACAGCAATTCCTTCATCCATTTTCTTATCCCTCCGTTAGATCGTCCATCAACACATCCTCAAGTGGGCACCATTCAGGGATATCAGTAAACGTCTGGCGATCAAGAGCCGACACAATCCGCCGGCGTACCACTTTGGGATGCGTGCAGTCAAGCCCAGCGTGTTTAGGCTCCCCAAGGGACTGATCCCACTTGCAGTAAGGGCACGCATCGCAGTGGAAGATAATGAATTTGACCTGCTTTGGCCTGCTCATACACACTCCTCCTATCTTGCCCTGAGATACTCAATGAAGGCCTGCTTTACATCAGCCTTACGCTTCAGCGCCTCGTATATCACTTCGTCGACTGTATCTTTGGCGAGAATATCAATGATAAGCGCCCCGTTTGATCCAATCCTGTAAATACGGTCTTCTGTCTGAAGCCTTGTGGAAAGTGAGAACGAACTTGATAGATACACAGCAGTTGAAGCCGACTGAAGGTTAAGACCATACTTGCCAACGTTTATCTCGATCCCAAGAACACCTTTCTCGACCGAATCAAACCACTCAAGAATTCGCTTACGTTCCTCTGAACTTGTTGAGCCGTCCATTGTCCGACAGCCTCTAACAGCCCGCCTTAACTCAGCAAGCTCCTCACGAAACCTGCACCAGACTATGACCTTGCCAAGGCTTGGAAGGATTGAGGTAAGCTCATCAAGTTTGGGAGAGCTTACAATCCGCTGAGCTTTGTCGCTTGAAATCACAAAGCCGCTTGTAAGCTCGGCGAGCTTAGTGAGCTTGGAAAGCACGTTGAAAGCAGTAATCTTGTTCTTACGAAGCTCAATCACGTAGTTTTTCTCCATCTCATCGTAGAGCTTCCTGAGTTTTTCTGGAAGCTCGACATATCTTACCTCGTAAACCTTTGGCGGAAGGTCAATGCAGTCCTTGCGCTGGTAAGATACAGAGCGCCTTCTAACCCGTGAAGCAAGCTCGCCGATATTCTGGTAGCTAACTACTTCGTAGTTCATATAGCCGCCGAAAACAGCATAGCGCTTCTTGAAGTTGGAATAAGTTGTAAATCCAAGGAAGGCCGGATCGAGAAACCGAAACTGCGAATATATCTCAAGCGGAGACTCGGTAAACGGAATGCCGTTCAGGATAAGCTTGTATGGAGTGTATTTGAAAAGCTTCCAGGAAAGTCTCGTAACTTGAGCTTTGGGAGTCTTGATCTTCTCAGATTCGTCGAGAACCACAGCAAAGCGTTTGAAAGAGTCAGGCTTCCAGCCCATCACTCTCAGACCCTCGTAGTTTATCACATAGCTGCCTTGACCGTTCCACTTAGCCTGGCGCTTGGCCTTTGGGCCGTGAAGCACTGTAAGCTCAATGCCAAACCGCTTAGCCTCCTTCACCCAGAACGGGATTACTGAAAGTGGAGCCACAATAAGAGCCCCTTCGATCCTTTCCTCATCAAGGAGAGCCTTCACGAAGCCCAATGCAACCAGAGTCTTTCCAAGCCCCATCTCAAGGAAAAGACCGCACTTTTCTGCCGCAAGGGCGAAGGCCAAGGACTTAACCTGATGGCGGTAGGGTTTCAGTCCAGATGACCTTAAGACCATTTCGGCATACTCCTCAAGGGAGGCCGCCTTCTTCGGAAGCGCAAGCTCAATTTTGATAAGCGACGTTACCTCGCTTGAAGGCTTAGCTCCACGTTTTATAAGGCCGAGAAGAATGTCGAGATTTGGAAGAACTTCTGTTCGGCCATCACGCTTAGAGCGGTAGACGCCCTCGTTCACGAAGTAGGGCCTGTCAAGTATCACACGGCCTGTTTTTCTGTTGAGCTCAAGCATTGCAGTTCTTTCCTTTCCTGTCTCTTTCTGAACCTATATGTAAACATCGCTTAGAATTGAAATTTGGGGCCTTAATGGCCATTTTAGCCTTTCCACGATGTTTCACTCATGGAAATGAAAAACATCGCTCAGAAGCGAAATTTGGGGCCTTATCGGCCAAATCTGAGAAGATTTCGAAAAAACATCCTCAATCAGCCCTCAGCATCTTCACCCATCCCTCAACCATCGCACGCGGCCTCTTATAAATCTGGAAGTCAAGCACGATCAAATCGACTCTTCCCCAGCTTGGCTTTCAAGAAGATTCTCCAGATAATCAGCCACCTCCGTGCGAACCTCCTCCGGAGCCTCACGACACAGCTTCTCAATCCTTGCTTCATCCATCAGATCCCTCCTTTTTTTTCTGGTTAGCTCAAGCATCCTTTCAATGCCCCAGGAAAAATTGTCCCCAATTTTTATCTTTTGAACCTATATGTTATCGTTGCTCAGAATTGAAATTTGAGCCATTCTCAGCCATTTCTCCTTTCCACATGGTTAGGACCCATGGAAAGAAAAAACGTTGCTTAGAATCGAAATTCGGGCCATTCTCGGCCAAATCTGAAATAGGGTTCAGATCGAACTGAATCTCCTCAAAAATTCCTCCAGGCCGAACCGAATCGAATAAAAATCTCCATTCTGAATCATTCTGGCATGAAAATTGCTATTAATATATAATCTAGTATTTTCTAGTATTTTCTAGTATTTATATATATTTTATTATCTAGTATTTTCTGGTATTTATATATTTTATTATTTTTTTATCGGGGTTAGCAGCTAGTACTTTATAGTATTTTCTAGCTAGTATTTTCTAGTTTGATATATCATCTAGTATTTTTTTTTTCTGTTTCGTACGGGTACCGTGTCACCACTTGTGAATAGTGACAGACGTGTCACTTCCTTCTTCCCAAACTGCTGTCCCACAATAACTTAAGAGTGAAAATTATATCTGGTGACAGGCGTGTCACTTCCTTCTCTTAACCTCCCTCTCTCCCAAGACGTTCGACCGTTTCTTACCACCGCCCCGTATCCCTGTAATACCTCGTGAGATCCTTCCCGTTGATACTCACAAGATACGTCGCTCCGCAACTTTTACAGTCAATAAATCCGAGTTTTACCGCCTTCCCCTCAGAAAACTTAACCCTGCATCGAGCGCCGCATTTGCAAGTAACCTCATCGGGTATCTCAGGAAGATCAGCAAGCTCACCACTGCCTATCGAGAAAAACGGAACTCCTGGCATATCAACCTCCCGGGCAGGTGGGGACCAAGCCCCACCCGCCCTGTCCAGCAGAACGACTGCACCACACGCTGTTTAAACCCGCGACCAACACTCAAGCCGTTCTGCAGGAAATTAAAGCAGTTCAAGAACTCTCCCTACTCGCTGAAGCTTCTCAACTACTAACTCGACCCGCTGTATCTCAACCTCAAGCTTGGAACCCGCTTTAGGAACTTCCTTCGAGTCCTCCACAAGCTCAAGCTTCTGAAAGATCGAGTCAGTGATAGCCTCAAGCTCGTTTACTACACCACTCAGAGTCGGCTTGGAACTTGCATCGGGAACAGTTGCCATACCAACCTCCTCTTAGAATTTAATCCCATCAGTCGGCGGTCCTAAGACCTTGATGTCCTGGCGCGTCTGGCCCTGCCACTCGCGGTGCGACACCGAAATCTGAGCTCGACGATCAAGAAAATCATCAGTGTCAAACTCGGTTCCAGACGCCTCCATATCAAGCGCTACCATCACCTGCTTGAGACGAAAGAGGGCCTGCTCCTTAAGCGATATAATCTGGATCGCAGGCTTACCAATCTCCTCCTCGTCCCCATCCTCAATAATCCAGTGGAGCCACAGATTGTCGCTTGTTCCATCCTGCGAAGGCCGAACCTCAGCCTTCCTGATGGCCGCATTATACACACCCGGCTTTACAACCGGAAACTCCTCAACATCATCCAAGTCCTTCGGAATGGTAAACCTTGCCATACTCAGACCTCCTTAGTTCAAGCTCAATCTTAACCTCAGCTATCCTAACTACCGCCGATAGAGCATCGAACGCATCCGGGTGAGCTTTGAAAAGCTCTACCAGAAGCTCCGAAAGCTCGTCAATTGAAGACGGCTCGACTTCAAAGATCACCTCACCCCCTTTCTCGCCGATTAAAATACGCCTTTCCATCTAAGCCTCCTTCTCTACGTACAGGTACGCTACCGCATCCCTCGAAAGATACAACTGCCCATCTACCTTATCACCGACAGTTGATCTGCTTACATTCACCGCGAAGTACTCACCGCGAAGTGTGAGAACCGGCCTCGACTCGGATTTCACAGCAAGCACTCTCATCTTACCACCTGCCCATGGACTTATAACCTGATCCTTGAAACATACAACTATCCTGAACATCACACCGCCCCCACTTTCTCAAAAATCTTAGTAAGATCAGGCTCCTCCTCGATCTCAAGGACAGGACTACGCCCGCCCGCAAAGTACGAGTCGGTTCCACGTGTGATAAGCCGGTATGAAACTTCACCGGTTTTGAGACCCTTGGAATCCGTTACAGGCTTAGTAACTGTTCGGAAGATGAAGTCAAAATAAGCTGGAACCTTGTCGGCACTCTGACCAAGAAGATCAGGCCCGAAGTACACCTTGCCGGTAATCTCATCGCGGAAGGTTCTTTCAAGAGCAGTAAAAACAAGATGGTACGGAAGCTCCCTGAACGCCTTGGTAATCGAACGCATCTTGGTAAAGACAAGTCCCCAGGTGCGTATGTCGGGAGTTTGAGCCCCCTGCTTCTTAGTAAGGTCCTCAACTAAGATTACCTGAAGCTCGGTAATTGAGTCAATTACCACAGTGTCAAACTCACGCTTCTCATCTTTACCGTGCTTTTCAAGCCAGGTGTAGGCCGCCTCAAGATCAGCGATAGACCTGATTCTCACAGCCTTAACGTCCCTGTCTTTGATAGACAGAAGACCGCCTTCGCAGTCAAGAAAAAGCGGCCTCGGGGCAGTTGAAGCGCAAACAGTCTTGCCGGTTCTCGGCTGCCCATACAAGAGAACCGACTTCCACTCATTCTCACCAGGTGAGTAAAACTCAAGCTCAGCCATACAGACCTCCTTTTTTTTTCTAAAAGATACTTGGTACCCGGCCAATGCCCCCAAACTCACTCAAACACCTGTCGACGTATCTACAAAAGCCCTTGCACGATGAAAACGACAGCACTCTCCTCGGAAATAGATTATGCTCGATAGATTCCTTGATCACCATCAACTCATTTACCGCACTCTTAAGAGACATTTTGTCCCGGAAGACTGGGTAGTACACATCGCCCCCGCGGCGCTTCAGGTAGTCCTGAAGCTGTAAGTGGAAGATAGCGATCTTACGATCACCAACCATTTCCTTGATTTCCGGCGAGCGTTCCACAGCAAGACGGTAGATCGAAAACTGAGGGCTCATCGCAAGGAAAGCATCAGACGGAGGAAACTTACCAGTCTTAATCTCAACTAGATCAACTCGACTTGGGTGAAATCTAAGCTGGTCTATGTAACCCCTGAGCTTAAGACCGTCAATCTCAAACTCAAAGTGAACTTCGGTCAAAACCTCCGGAGCCTGGAAGTTGCGCCCGTCCTGAAGATACGAGGTTATCATGGAGAGAGCTTTAGGTTCAAAAGGCTTGAGGTCGAAAATATCAAGGCCAAACTCAGGATGTTCGCTAAGCTGACTCTCGATGCTTTTAAAGTATGTATCAATGCCGCTTTGAATAAGATCCGACTGATCCGCGCTTTTTTCAAAATCGTCATGCACTGAGGCTATCGCGGCATGGATCGCCTTCCCAACCACCATCTCAGGACGTGCATACTCAAGCGGTAGCTCAAGAACATGCGCATACCAGTACATCCGCGGGCATGTAAGAAAGTCGTTGACCTGAGTTGCAGTTAGCTCCATCGCAGACCTCCGTTCTAATAAGGCTCCGGCGAAGAGGTGCTTGGCCTGCTTTTCAGCTCCTTATATGACCGGAAGGAGGAAGGAACCCCTCCGCCGGAGCCAAACTTATAAGGCCCAGCAAAATCGGTTGAGACATCCGTCAGTAACTGCTAGTCACTGTGATGTAGTCCCAACCAGCATCTGGGCCTGCTGAATCTTACAAGGCTCAGCAAGAAGTGGTGAGGTAATCCGCAACCAGGATGTAACCCCAACCGGCATCTGGGCCTTGACTTCCTTTGCCCTGGCAATAGTGAGAGAGATTTACTATCGTGCTCTGCCGATTGAGCTACATCCAGCCACTAGGGCTGGACGACAGGACTCGAACCTGTAACCACGCCGTCCCATGCGGATGTAATCCCCCTCGGCATCCAGGGCTAAACTTAGATCCTCTCATTCTCAATGACCTCTACCCAGTGATCCGGCGATCCAGTTGCGAAAAGACGGATTACTTCAAAGATCGAATCAGAAAACCCGCCTATGTTAAGGATTGACGGATCGTCGGGTGCCTGAGTTGAACCTGTAGGCTGAATGTCTATGCAGACGAGCTTCGCGTTGGGATTGCGCCGCTTGAACTTATCCCAGGCCTTGATCGTCCGCGTTTCAAACGGTTCAGACCCAACCCAGGACTCGTTATCCGATATGTAGATCACAAGATCGCCCTTAAGCCCCTCGTCGTTGGCCATTTCAAGAGGAGCGTGGATTGCAGTCGAACCACCACAAAGCCCGGCGATCTTTTCGGCGTTAGTATAGACTGTGTCGAACGGGCTCAGACGAACCCAGTGATAGACCCGTGTGTCAAATGGCCAGACCACAGCGTTTTTATTCTTCTTGAGTATGCACGCCGCAAAAAGCCCGGCTGCATCTACACACTGGACTCTGCTCGAAGCAGAGCCGCGCTCACCCGTTATAGGTGAACCCATTGAGGCTGAAACATCTGGAAAGACAAGGACGTTACCCTCAAACTCAGGGATATTTTCAACTGTTACCTCAAGAGCGTCGAGTAAGGCCTTCTCGATCCTATGGTCATATCTTGCGAACTTGAGCGTTGCATATACCTGGAACGGGAACGCCTTGGCCCTCAGAATAAGATCCCGATCCGAAAGACGCTTTGCCGCAAGCTCAACCGTCTCAGGATCGTCGAAAACGCCGTGACGCTTGAAAGTGTTGAGATTTATCCTTGTCTGTTGCCACGAGGCGTTCTCAAGGATACGCTTCCAGATAGCCCTCTTTTGCTCTCCGAAGTTTACGCCTGTAAGAAGCATGAACGGAACATCGGGAACCTTCGTGGAGTCGGGAGACGCCTTGAAAGCCTCGAACTCCTTTACAAGATCAGGAAGATACTCGGCGTTAACCTCACTTCCGATAAGATACCCGAATAAGGCTTCCTGTGCCTTGCTCTTGGGCTTTGGGTGTACCATCTTGATAATGTCGCCCATCGAAGGCTCGCCGATAGAATCCCTGAAAAGCTGGGACAAGTCTCGCTGGACGACCCACTTCCGGATGAGCCTTTTGGGGCACGATCCGAAAGATCGTCTTCCGACGGCCCCGCTTCTTACTATCTGGACGAAGCCTCGAAGCATACGAGCGTTATTCACGACCTTGGGAAAGATCCGCTCAAACAGTCCCAGGTGTCTTGTCGAAAGATACGCAAGAAGGAAGGCCGGCATATCCTTCATAAACCCACGCCTTCTAGAATAGACTGCGCACTTGGCTATAAACTCAGGCTCGATCTCAGGAAGTATCTCCTTGAGCTTATCAAGCTGAGCTTCGCCGTCCGTATAATACGTCTTTTCGAATGTGCCTGTGACGGCAAGCTGGGCCAGCGTATGCTTCGGCGAAAACTTATAGGCTGTTCCACCAGCCTCGTTCACCGTATTAACCTTGGGAAGATGAGAAGTCTTAGTGTTAAAGATATTCCTGGAAGGCATAAGTCCTCCTTAGTGTTTAGCTACGGTGACTGTTACTGTTTCAGTCTCTTAATTTCAATCTAAATATAAGAAAATTCAAATAATTTGTCAAGAATTTTTTTTAAATATTTTATAAATTATTGTTTTTCAATGATTTATATTTGTTATTTGTCGGACATTCCCGACGCCTTCCTACCGAGAAGATCAAGTATTAGTTGCGCCCGCTTGCTCCTCACCCTCCTTGACGGACTCCTAACCTCGTGCGGAAGGCTATCCCACGCCCTTACAATTTCACTTTCAAGAACGTCAACAAGCTCAGGAAACCTCGAAACTACTGAGCGCTCATTCAGAGGGTCAAGCATCTTCCAGAGCACATCCCAGTAGTTTTGACCGTAGAACTTGGTTAGCTCAAAGCAAAGAGGGCCACCTCTTACTCCAAGCTCCTTGAGCTTGCTAACGATCCGCTCAGCATCATCTACTGTAAACGTCCTCTCAGGATTCTGGTAGGAGAGGGCCTTAGCCCTCCCCTGAAGAACCTGAGCCACGTTCATCCATCCTACTCTTGCCACACTTACCTCCCAAGCTTAATCTCACCAGACTCTATCGCGTGAATCAGCGTCTTAAACCACTCAGCCGCACGATGGCGGCAGTCGGCCACAACAATCGGAGAAGTTTTCAGCGCATGGATTGACTTTTTCCCGAACGACTCCCTCAGATACTCCATCGCCTTAAGCTCTATCATCTCATCAGGACCAAGCCATATAGACTTGCCCTGGCCGAGCCTCAGCGGCGGATAGATCCCAAGTCGGTCCAGATCCTTCCTTATCGACTCACGACTCCTCTTAAGAACCCTCGCCGCTCCCCTAAGCGAGAAGTGAGGAAGACCGTCAATCGTCCTGTACTTAGCCTCTTTCACCCTAGGCATGACTTACCCTCCTTTCCAGCTTCACAGAAATTGACGCAAGGAAGCCCACGGCTTCAGCTGTGGGCGGCTGACCGCTTTATAAACCTTCAGTGCCCACGTTCCCTCCTTTCAATATCCTTCCGCCTCCTGAACTCCCTTGCCACCTCCTCAGCATCTTCAAGACGAAGATACCACCCCTTGCCGTGCTTCCTCCGAACCAGAAAACCCATCTTACGCGCCATCGCCTTAATGGCATACGGCGGAACCCTGAAATCCCTCGCCAACTCCTCAATGGATACCAGCATACCAACCTCCTACTCATAAAGTTGCCAGCACTTCTCGCATAAGTACCTCGCCACTGGCTCAATCTTAAACGGTTCACCGCTGAAATATCTCCTGCAGTTTGAGCAGATATACCCTCCAAGGTTCATTATCCGTTCGGAAAGTGCGTTGAGCCTTTCCCACTCTACCCAGTCAAAACCGCTGAACTCACCAAGCTTCTCACGATCCCTCCCGAACGGCCTAGCCCAAACCGAAAATGTGGGACGCCTTGTTCCTTCCTTAAGGAGGAAGCTCAGAAACGGATACATCCGCTCAAGCTCATTCTCGATCCCAATTACCAGATTCGAGAGCCTAAGCTGAAGAATAGTTTTCTCATCAAAGTCAGCCACCACAAGCTCCATCCCACGCTCAACGTTCGGCGCTATTCTCGCAAGAAGTTTAATGGCATCAGCCTCACTCACACTCACTCACCCCCTTCCAAAATCTGCTCCCGCACTGGTATCCTGTAATCAAGAGAGAGTAAAACCAGCGAGACCATCCACTGAAGAATCGGCGTCGAACGATCAGCGACTGCTATTCCCAGAAAAAGCGTGATGAGCTCCTCGTTCCCATCAAATGTTTTGACGGCAAAGAGCCTACCGCGCTCAACAATCTTTAGCTCATCACGCGACTTAAGATACGATATAGCCATCGGAATCATCTGGTATGCGTAGTAAAGCTCAGTCTTCTCGCCGGTATCCTTAACATCACACTCGTTCTCCCACTCGACCTTAACAGGCCCAGTCTTGTTATACCCCCACGTCACAAGAAGCTTATTATCACGTTCCCTCATCACAACACCGAGCATCCTAGGCTTACTCACAACGACTCCTATCCTCTGCATTGTCTCCTCCCTTCAAAGCTTCAAGCTCACGTTTCAAGTTTTCAGCATCCAGGTAGTTTAGCGTTGCCCTGACTTCCTGGAGGCTTCTTACTATCTCGTGAAGCACTCTGAGCATGGCAGTTTGTCTCGGGTTATACTGAGTAGCCAAACGGTCCTCAAAAGCTCTGGCCTTGTCTATTATAGCCTGAGGATCGCCGCTTACCCTGGGACCAAACTCAATATAGCTCACCCATCCGACTTCGTCGTATGCGAGCCTTCCGGAAAGCTGAAACGTGCCGTCTTCGTCATACACTCTCAGGGTATCCCTGCGAGAGTCATACGACAATGTAGCGTAAGCTTTCTCAGCTATAACTTGGAAGACCTGCTTGGGAGTCGGGGCGGGTAGCCTCACCCTTACGTTCAGATCATACTGCATACCAACCTCCTTTCTAAATGTGGCAGTCAAGAAGAACCGCCCAGTGATCCGGATATTTCTTGAAAATCGACTTCACCTCACGCTTCCACTTGCTATCGCTTTTCTCATTAGTTACCACAGCCCACCATCCCATTTCACCTTTCTCGTGCCATAGACCATCAGGCGTAACTACGGCAAACGGGATGAAGTCCTTGTGAATGTCCTTTACCCTGCACGAATTGTTTTCAAGCGACTCGTGCTCAGGAGAGAAGTTGAAGCCGCCATCCTCAGACTCAATATCAAGCCCGAGCATTTCACCATCCCACCGCCCGCCCACACGATACCAGTCCCACTTGCTGAACGGATTATAGGTGAGCCTCACTATGCCCGTTCCCTTGCACTCTTCACACTTAGGATCCGGCTTATCCTTAAGCGGGTCCATCTCGAAAAACGCCGCCTCAAGTGCCTCATATCTTGCGAGACACTCCTTTTCCCAGAGCTTATCAAGCTTAGTCCTAATAGCACCGTACTCCTTCCACACTCTCTTAGTTTCTTCCTTCGTGCTACACCGGCTTGCCTCATCTACTTTAGCCTTGAGCTTCGCGTGTAGCTTCGGGTGACGCCTCCGAAACTCGTCACGCATCTCGTCAAAGCTCTTAAAGCCCATTTCAGCAAGAGCTCTCTCAGAGGCCTTTCTCCTAGCCGCTTGCCCAACACAGTAGCACACATCCTCGTACTCAGGAACCTCAAGGCCCTCGTAGTACGGAGCTATAAGCTCATCAACTCGTCCTTTAAGCTCATCACGTCTGTAGGACGGTGGAACTATCACAACTACTGTAAAGTGGCTCATCTCACCCCCCCTTCCTAATGAATGGCCTCATACACCGCACCGAAGATTATATAAAATAGGGCCGCTACTACCGCAAGTACATCGGTAAACTCAACCTTGAAATAGTGCCTGATTCCAAGATAGGCAAGCAAACTCGTCAGAAGAAGCAAGGAAATTATTCTGAAATAGTTCACCTAAACCACCTCCTTCCACATCTTCTTCGCTGAACGCCCAACAGCTTTCACCATGTTTTCGATCCGGCCGCACACACGCTCAACGAAACCTTCATCAAACGCCTCAAGACCGAAATGCGCAACTTCCTCAAGTATCTTGGCCTGAGCATGATGAAGGTAGAACTTATCAGGGTCATCGAGCGTCTTGGACATCTCAGCTACCACGCGGTCCCATCTTGGAAAGTAGTACCGCTCCCAAAACCTCTCAAGATACTCGTACCTACCAAAGATCCACCCAAGCACAAACGCACAAAACAGTGCGAAAAACACCAACGCCACAGTGATCAGTGCCATCTCACACCTCCAGATAGTGAACGGTAATCTCAGTCTCAACCTCACGGCCTTCCTTGCAGGCCGCCTCCTGAAGCTCATCAGCGAAGTCCTCAGCCTCCTCATCGTCCAGGAAAACCTGGACGTCCTCGACATGGCCAAGGATAGTCTCAACAACGACTGCTACGTTCACGTTGCTCACCTCCTTTCAAGAAAATACGCTACTACGAAAAACGAAGCCAGAACGCAGGCCATCGCAATATAGCAACCGCAGGCTATAAGTACCCCACAAGAAAACCCAGTAACGGCTGAGAGTATCATCGTTTTCATGGTAGCTCTCCCTCCGAAAGCCTAAGCCGAACCTCGCTTAACGGCATCTCGTCCCAGTACATATCACGTTCAATCCTCGGAACATCCGTACCGTTCCAAGTGATGCTAACAAGCTCGTTAAGTGAGAAATATCCAAGCTCGTCCTCAAGCCCATGCACGAGCCCGAAGAACACCCAGTCGTTCCCCTCAGGACTTCCCTCGATCACATACCACGTCCAAGAGGAAGCTGGATCGAAGAACTTGCATACGACCATCGGATCTTCCTCGCCCTCAGTGGCTCCAAGCGGAGGAAGCCTACGCTTAATCTCCTCAGTTAGAAGCTTCATACTACCCTCCTTTTAAGCTCAATCCACCTGCACGCAAGTGTTCCAGGTGGTGGAAGAAAATACATAGCAGAGGTCCTGTGAAGATTGGGGTTTTGGTAAGCCCCACTCTTCCAAAACTGAGATACTATTCTCGGGAGCGAAGATGCACCTATCCCATCTGTGAAGATAAGCGTCTCAACAGACCCTTCAACTTCGGCCTCAGCCTCCCAAAGCTCCTCACGTTCCTCTAACATGAACTCACGCGCATGCTCAACCGTGTCAAAGGCAAGCACTGGCCCGTGAGGACTCCACACCCGCCTTCCAGGATGATACACAACTTCAATCGGAGTACCATCAACAGAACACGAGTGAAGGAGATTGTCTCCACACCGCCTAACTACTTTGTAAACTATCGAGCCCATACGTCCCTCCTTCCTCTCATGTGACGAAGCTCAATAAACTTTTCAGGCTTAACCGCACTGCATGCTACCGTACATCTTGGAGCTTTGATGGTGGGAATGCCGCGCCTTACACCCATCCAGTACGACAAAACCTCCGAAGGCGACGCCATAGGATACAGGACTACTTTGCGAATTCTCCGAACTCCCTGGGCCTCACATAGCCATATCTCGTACGTAAACCCAGTCTCAACAACATCCCTCACAAACTCCTGAGCCGCTTCAAGAGAAGTGAACGCTAAAACAGGCGTTCCGCACGGCCCAGCTGACCACTTACCAGGCTCGTAATCAACGGCAAGCCCACCGCTTACTACTGCAGAAACAAGCCTGCCATCAATAGACTTGAAGACCTTAAAGACTTGGTTTCTCAACGTTAACCTCCTCGATCTTTCGGATTGGTTTGATCCTCGTGCACGCTACTGTCCCATCCGGAGCCGGCATGGTGTAGGGAGGCTCGAACTTACCATGCCAGAACGATATGATCTCGTGGAGGAAAACCGGATAGTACGCGAGCACACTCACCTCACGAACTTCTTCAGCCTCACACTCCCAAATCTCATACCTGAACATCCCAGTGAGGTTAGCCCTTGCGAAAAACCTCGCCTCCTCAAGCGTCTTGAACGCAAGCACCGGCGTTTCACAGTACCCACTACTCCACTTCTTGGGCCTGTAAACTATCCTAAGCTCGCCCAAGACTACAGCCGATTCAAGCCCGTACGAACCACGTGCGAAGACCTTGTAAACCAACCAGATCACCCCCCCTCAGAAATCACCCGCCTCGTACTTCTCAACCACTCGGACCGGCTTCACCCTGCTACACGCAACGGTCCCTCTTGGAGCAGTGCCAAGGAAAACACTTGGCTTCTCAACTCCATTCTCAAACTCATCCCGGAATGTCCGTACATCATCCTCGGAGATCGGATGGAAAACAAGCATCTTCATCTCACGCATATCCTCAGCCTCACATCCCCATATCTCAAACTCATCAAGGCCGATAAGACCAGTTCTCACAAAACGCTCAGCGTCCCGAAGCGTCTTGAATGCAAGAACAGGAGTCCCCTGCCACTCCACCCGCCCACTTACCAGGCTCATACTTCACCCTAAGATCACCTGTCACCACTGCCGACTCAAGACGCCCTTTGCAGGCCGAAAACACCTTGAACACTCTCATACAACCCTCCTCAGAAGCTTGATCCTATCACACGCAACCGTTCCAACAGGTGGTCGTATCACAGCTCTCCTGAACCCTTTCCAGTATGCAATAAGCTCACCAGCAAGCCTATGCGGTGCCGCCAGCTCACTCACCCGCCTTACACCCTCCGCCTCACACTCCCATACTGAAAAGGCATGTCGTATACCGAAACCCTCCATCCACTGCTTGGCGTTCCTCAGACAGTCGAAGGCCAGCACCGGCGTTCCGTCTATTCCACTTACCCACTCACCTTCGCGGTACTTAACCTCAAGCGGAGAAAAGGCCATTACAGCGCTCACGAAGGTATCGGGCCTCGGCGAATAGACTACTTTGTACACTCGACCCATCCTTGAACCTCCTTTCGCCACAAGGGTCTCACAAGACGCAACCTATCGCACACCACCGTTCCAGGAACAGCGTATTCCACATAGGTCGTGTTAAAGCGGCCTACCGGAAACTTTTTCCAGAAGCCCTCAACGAGCTTCTCATCGTATACAAGGCCCACCTCAAGCATCCACTTGGCCTCACGCACGCCTTCAGCCTCAGCGAGCCACACTTCCTCACCAGTAAACCCAGGATAGGCAAACTTCCACGCAGAGACTTTATCCTTGAAAGCGAAGATTGGCCCATGCACGCCACGCACCCACTTGCCCTCCTCATACTCAATCGCGGTGCTATATGCCCAACAGAAGGCCGACATGAGCCGACCGTCCACCCTTGTAACCACCTTACACACTGTCTTCATGGTACCCTCCTGGCACCGCTCCAAGTTTCCTCTCAAGCTTGATCCTATCGCATTACTACTGTCCCACTTGTAAACTTTCATCTTGAGCCTCCTTCTTAAGCACCTACCAGCCAGTCGTCCACACTACAGACCCGCTTTACCAGCTTAATCCTATCACACACGACAGAACCTGAGGGCGCCTCAACACCCCCAAGCTCACCACGCCAAAACTTCACAACAGCATCTACATCGTCGATCCAGTTAAACGAAAGCACCGACTGGATAGGCCTAATGCCCTCCGCCAGAGCTTCCCACACCTCTCTAGCATAGAGTCCACGCTCCATAAACCCTTTGGCGGCTTCGAGGTTGTCGAAAGCGAAAAGAGGACCATACTTGCCCTCTACCCACTCCCCTGGCTCGTACTCAACCGCCATCGGCGACGTCCAGACCATCGCCGACATGAGCACGCCTCGACTTGACCTTATCACGACCTTATAGACCTTCTCCATAGCTAACCTCCTATTCGAGCTCGTGTCTGGGGACCTCGTGCAGGAGCTTTACGGCACGGCAAGCGACTGTCCCGAACGGAGCCCATATACGATCACCTCGGAAAGCACGCCGATTCGACCAGAACGTGCGTACAAGCGCTCCACTGGCTGGTCCACAGCCAGGCTGTGGAAGCAATCCGAACCCCATCAGAACTTTCACAGGCCTAACACCCCTTGCCTCGGCCGCGTACACTTTCCACCTCTGAGTTCTAATACAGCTTCGCCAGAACGAGGCCGCGCTCTTTAGATCAGTGAACGCAAGGATCGGACCATACCGACCTATCGTCCATACTCCTAGCCCATACTCAATCTGGATTGGGCCCCGGACTATCGCTGATAGAAGCTTACCACTCGGGTCCTCGAAAACCAGCTTATACACCTTCCGAGTCCTCATCGCCTGCCCCCTTTCTTAGCCACGAACTTAACGCCCAGTCCACGACCTCATTCCACACCCACCCCGCTACGAACCCGATCACAAACACTGCACAGTAGCTCATAAGCCCAGCACCTCCCATACGTTTTTGGAAAGCTCGTCCTGGAGCTTCCTGCGTGCCATCACTTTAACTTCCTCCCACAGCTCCTCACTTACCACCTCAATTACCGTCTCTACAAACTCTTCCAGAAACGGCGGAACTTCAGTCTTGTCGAGAAACGGTCCAAGATCAACTTTCTCCTTCGTAAGGTAAGCCAGAACAGCATCAGTCAACACGTCCAGACACTTATCACGCTCACCGCGCTTAGTTTCCCAACATTCCCTGTGAGCCACGCCATTCTCGTACATGACCCACTCCTGATCCTCTATAGACTTACCACACAGCGCGCATCTCATCACTAACACCCCCTTCTGCTCGTTTCACTCTCCTGGTTACACGTCGCTACCGCAGATACCGGAGAGCCGCTTGGTAGCACACTTTGCAAAGCGGCCTGTTGTTATGTGCTGACGGCCAATAGAAACGTCTTCCGCAGAGAGTCCGATCTTGCCCTTCAAGCCTTAAGTGAAGGACACGCTCGCTTTTGCCTGCCCAAACTAACTTGAATCGTGGAACTTTCTTCATGCTACAACCTCCCGTTTAACTTTATCCTGACCCAAGGCCTGGCAAAAGTCCACACCAGAAGCATAAGTCCCACAGCCTTCGGGAAACTAATGTGATCCACAAAGCATATCGTACCCACAAGCGCCCAGTTCCACACAAGCCACACTACCAGTCCTCCGAAAAGGAGGTTTCCAGCAAACGCTGTCCAGGCCATGAGAAGACCCATAAGCTACCTCCTGTTTCACCAGCTAACTTCACACTCTCGCTACCTAGAAAGGCTATGCCTCAAACGCAAACTCAAGATCGGGGTCATAGTCCCACTCCCCGGTAAGATGCTCACAGGAGAAGGTGACGACAAAATTCTCGTCGTCCCTCTCACACCTACACACAGTCCCGCAGAAGGGGCAGGTGACCTCGATGTGTTCTCCCTCTTTTGCTTTGATCCAGCACCTGCTCCCTAGCTTCGTCCTCACTTGGTCTAAGAAATCGGAATCGAGAGAAAGCTCTTTCTGAACCTCCTCAGCGAGCTGGAGAATTTCTTCAGGCTCGCCGTCAGGAATGTCCTGAAGTGCCCCGATATAAAGCTGGAGGTCTACCCACTCCACACTAAGAAGATCGTCAAGCGTTTCTAGCTCTGAGGTAGAGGGAAGTATTGAGGCCTCGACGTCGAATACGAAGCCTCGGAAGGAGTACTTGCCGCGGGCGGAAACTAATCCCCTCTCCGTACTGAGCGTTCCTTCGTACAGCCAGAGGTCCCCATCCTCAAATAGATCGACGCGAGTCTTGCCCTCAAGCAGGGCCTGGCCTGAAAGTCTAAGTGTCCGTTTCATTTCTCCACCTCCTTGGTAACACGACAGGACGGAAGGCCCTGACTAACGCTCCTGTTTGCCCTCAGCACTAGTCAGAGCCTCTTCTACCTCCGAAAGAACTTCTCTTTAGAGACCTAGCTAACAAAAAACAAGCAGGGGCTTATGTGTGTCTTCCCCTCCCCTTCTTTGGGGCCGGTACTCTACTTCTTGGTCCTCCATCAAAACCGAGCGGAGTTTGCCATCTCTAGTCCTATCCACAATCCGGATCATCGATCTTCCCTCCTCTCTATCGGTTCTAGAAGCTAAGTCGGTGAAAACTAATAACGACCTGTTATCCCGCATCTCCCCACGAAGTTTATAGCATACAGTCAACCCATTCAAGAGAGAAAAGCGGGAACCCTTTCCACCTGTCCTATCAATTATCCGCACCATTTGAGACCTCCTTGCTTGCTTTACCTCCTGACCTCCTCAACCAGCACATCAATCACCTTCTCACTTATGATACGCTGGACCTCAGTCCTGACCTGGGACGCCACGAAGCACGCTGAGACATGCACGAACCTCGGAATAGAACGCCCTCCATAGAGCCTCCTGGCCGATCTCACAACCCTGGCTATACTAGACCTGGCCTCAGGATCATAAACCTTCCACTCACGACGAGCGAAGTTGACAACGCGAAAGTCCATATCAACCCCCTTTCAGCTAAGCCTCCACTTGACGAAGGCCACACTTATCACACATGTGGATGACCACATACCCATCCTCAGACTCGTCAAGGAGCTCGTGATGTATCAACCCTTCACACCTGCAGCGGTCTGGGTTTCGTCCAAAGCATGCAGGACAACTACGATTTCCTACCTCATGCTCATCGTACAAGAACACAAAGACTCGACGCTCCATACAACCTCCTCTGCTTTTGTCGGACAAATCTTCACCAACCGCCCCCCTTCTGTAAATAGCTCGCCGACATTAAGTTACAGTGTTTATGACTTTCGATGGTTTGGGAGTGACGACTGGTGGAAGAAGTTGGAGCTGGTGGAAGGTTAGGCGGAATTTTTGGACGCCAGCCGCAACTCTTCTTCGCCAGACGTCAACCCCATTCTCAGCTCACACATATATCGACGTATGTATATAGACTCTATAACTCTATATTTTACAGTATCTTATTATTTTCGCTTCTAGTACTAGCTCCATAGTTCTGTCCTAAATATAGGGTTTTTGAGTTAGAATTTCAACAGTATAATTCGGACATTTCCTAGAAATGAATGCGTTTGTCCGAATTATACGTTTATGCTTTTGCCGCAGAATGATTTAGTTTTTCGGAAAGGTTAGATTTCTGTGTCCGATTTATTTTCTGGTATTCGTAAACTACTGCGTCTCAATAGTTTTCTGTAAGTAATTGTTTTTCTTGAAGATAAGATAAGTGTCTGTTTTTATTGAACTTATGCATTCTATATACACATGTATATGTTTTCGGGATTGATACCGATTTTGGGGCTATTTTTGAGCTAAGTTATTGAAAAATAATGAATTATACTTCGGACAATCCTTAACATTTTTCGGACAATCTATTTTTCGGACAATGGCTATTTTGGACTTAAGCTGTTGATTTTATTGAGCTTGGAATTTCGGACAATTGTCTCTGTTTTGTCCGAAAAATCCTATACATGAGAACGGTCGCTTTAAACCGTTGAGACAGAACAGTTTACTGCTTCGCTTCATACGAATTGTCCGAATTTCCGACGCACTATTGTCCGAAAAATAGCAAGATTTCTCAAGCCCATTTCCAGCTAACTTCTTCGTGCTGAATGGGTTGGGTGTGAGGATTTTTCGGACAATAGCACACCCTCAGATTGTCCGAAAAATAATCAGCCCCATTTCCAGCTTAAGTTCTTTGTTTTCAGTAACTTAACTATCAAAGAACGGGTGAACACTTCGGAAACTAGATTGTCCGAGAAATGTTATTCGTGTTTATATACCGCCAAAAACGCCTGGATCGGCCTAAGAATTGTCCGACAAATGTTAGAAAACTCTAATTCACCCCCCCCTTTCTCGAAGCTTGCCGTACTGGTACTTACTCTCGAAAGGTGCAGGACATGGCTGGACTAGCGTCCGGGCCAATGTCCTGCCGTGCCGTCGGTTCTGCTCAGCGCAGAGAAATGTGCAGGAGACCCAGGATGGTCTCGATCTCCCTAGCTCTCTCGAAATGAGTTTCCTCTTCCTCAAGAGTCTTTGCTGTAAGGGCTTTAGCAACCTCATCTGCGTACAGCCCATCAAGCCTTCTGACCAAACCCTTCAGCGTCTCAATGTTCTGGGTTTTGACTTCACTGCGAACTTCGCCGGCAAGCTGTGATCCTGCGCAGACCTTATCTAGTTCGCTGGCGAAGTCTTCCACTGCCTTGGACGGATACTCAGCCCCGCTGGATTCAAGGAGGCTGAGAACTTCTCCGGCAACCCACAGCTTAGTAAGCGGATGTATCGGTTCCTCCTTCTTGTCCATCGCTAGCTCCTGATCCTGTCCCTGAGGCCCAGTGCTTCGATAAATATCTCAGCACGGGCCTCAGGAAGCCGTCTCTGGATACGGTCTATCTGGTCAAGGACTTTCATGTTAGTAGAGCCTCTAATATTTTTCGTGTATTTCGGTTTAGGTCCCTTGCGGCATCCATCACGACAGCGGATGCCGTAAAAGGGGCACGTTGGACTAGGACGATACCCATGTGGGCACCAATGGGTCCTAGCCCAGTTTTCCTCGACTGCTGATTCGTAAATTTTCTCTATCGAGCCAGCGTCGAAGTCGATGTGATCGAGTCTAGTGAAGCACTCAGCCGAAGCGTCGTGCTTCAGAAGGTCTTCGGACGTATAAACGTCCCCGTACTCGAACTGGTACCCGTCCTTTGCCTTGAACGAGTATACGCACAGCCACTTTTCCATCATTTAGCTCCTTTCTGGAAGTCCCAGCCCCCCCCTTTACCACATCTTCACTCTACTAGGCCTTGATGGTGTGGTTTCGAGGAACTAGGAGAAAAAAAAAGGCCGCCGGGTGACTACCCGACGGCCTGGTATGGGTAGCCTTCCCGGTGGCCTCTGGCTGGGGAGGATCAGAGTTTCGCCCGACCCTCCCAATAGTTTCTCACATCTCCCTCTCGAACTATTTCAATGTCCTCAGCCCGGGCAAGGCCCGTCCAGACCTTGCCCGACTTGCCTTCTCCATGAAGAGCCGGATCGAACCTGCTCTTCACGCATCGAACATACCGCCCCAGATCCGGGCTGTAGGCCCAGAAGGGGCGGGTCCACCTGCATACTCGATCGAAATCCTCAGACGAAAGGTGAACCTTGTCGCATCCCTCGCCCTGGGGATGCGAACGACGGCAGATTTCAACCCATCTATTCATCTGTACCTCCTTCCTGGGCCACCAGGAAGGCTAGTTTGTCAAAGAGCACCAGCCCCCCCCTTCTTCTGTCTGGACTTCTACTAGAGAAGGAAGGGGAGGGGCTAGACGCTGGGCTGGCATGAAATTTGCTTTGCTATTTGCGTCCTTGCGCAAATCGCTAATTCTATGATCACAATTCTGAATGTGATCATAGAATAGCTAAACACTAATTAGTGTACTATTTGCGCAAAAACGCAAATAGTCTTTCAAAAAAAAGCCAAGCTGTGGGGCTTGGCTTGGCTTTTCAGCTATTCTTCTTCTGATCCTTCTTTCTGATCATCTCCAGAACAGTCTGAACATCCTGATCTGGAGCCTGATTCAGGAACACGAGAAACATTCCTACCAGCTCGTTCGCAAGAGGGCCGAGCTGGTTTCTGACCTCTATCACATCATCGTAGTAGGGCTTTCCACTTTCGAACATGAAGTAGGTCTTTTTCGAGCCCTTCTCTTTCTGCTCGACCTTCAGAATATTTCGGAGATTTGCCATCGCTTCGTCCTCCTTTCATGCCCCACAGCTTGGCTTGGAGATCATCCTCGATCCCATGTGAGATCGAGAATGTTTCTTCCGATCCGATGGAAACGAAGGTGGAAATGCTTCGACCCATGGATCGGATTCCTGGAGATCGATACGAAAGCTATGGTATTCCGATGTGAGTATTCTACAGAAATACCATAGCTATTTCGTTCGATCAGAAACCTAGAAAAGGTATAGTACATCTTGACCTCCTTTGCCAGCCTAATTGTCAAAGAGCGATTGTCATCCTTTCCAAGATGCAATTGCTGTGCCAAAAGGTGTAAGCGATTGAAAGACAATGATTTATGAGCTTGTTATATTTCTTCAAAAATGGAGCTGAATTGAAAAATTCTATAAGTGATTGAAAAATATCCATTTATAAGAAATCAACAAAATTTTCCAATGTACCATTTTTCCACATCTTGTCCCATTTTGCCACAGCAATATGTAAACTGTGCATTGCACCATCAGAGAAAAATCGGGAAGTTATTGAAAATCAATAGGATGCGAAGGGTGGGTAGGAACGTCCTCCCAAATTTCGCCCCACCAAAATCGTATTTCTCGGACAATTCTCTCTTGACAACTTCGCACCCTTTCTTTATCTTAACCAGTGCAAGAAGGAGGTATTATGGGAGCGATAGAGAAGCGGGTAAGGGGACATCTGGCGAGGCAGAACTATTTCAGCGGCGTGGTACAGCTTTCGGACGCAGACACGCTCCGTGTTGTTAACGACCTTCTTTATCTCATCAAGGAAGTTCGGATGCGTGCTGAGGAGGCTTCGGTCCGGGAGCTTGTTATGGCCGTTGATGTTTTGAGGAAAGTTCTGGTCGATCTTGGTCGAGGTGAGGTTTCTCACGATGATATTGAGAGGATTTTGACGGAGGCTGAGGCTGCGCTTCAGAAGATGGGCGAAGCTGGATCTACTGGGAATATTGTTGATGATGCTGAGATTTTGGAGGAGACGAGTGGTGGTTCCGGTAAGATCGGTCGGGGAGGCGTTTTCTTGGAAGCTTGATACTGCTTCCGTAAGGTGGCCCTCGTATCCTTCTGGTGTTGTGATGGCGTGTTTCAGGGCTGAGGTGGAGGCTTTATGTAGGTTCATCAAGTTTTTCGGTTTCAGAACCGTCTTTGAGATTGGAACGTTCCTTGGCCACACGACTCGTGCTTTGGCTGAGAATGTCGGTGAGGGTGGTGTAGTTTATTCGCTTGATAACGGCTCGTGGGTGGATGATTTCGGGAGTCTTGTAAAGGGCAACGAGCGTGTTCATCTTATCAGGGCCGACTCACTTGAGTTTGACTTTTCTCCCTTTTACGGCAGGGTCGGCCTTGTTTTCATAGACGGCGATCACTCGTATGAGGTGGTCTCCCACGACACCTTGGAGGCTTTAAGGATGGTTGTTCCTGGTGGTGTGATTGCCTGGCATGACTTTCATCATGAGGATGGTGTGGATCGTTTTGTTAATGAGTTTTCGTCGGGGCATCGGGTCTTTTGGCTTCGAGGGACGTATTTAGCGTTTTGGAGGAAGGATGAAACTTTCCAGGGGTGATCTTCGTCTTATTGAAAGCAAGGCTTCGCTTGCGCGGGTTATCAAGCGTGCGAGGGCTAATGTGAATGACTACGGCCTTTATGTGCTTGGAATAGAGGACTGTGCTATGCACCGCGAGTGGCAGGCGTTTTTGAGTGAGCCTGGTAAGTTCAAGGTGATTGTAGCCCCGAGGGATCATGGGAAGTGTTTAGTTGAGGGTGAGCTTATACTCGGTGCTGATGGGGTTGCTGTTCCAGTTGAAAAGTGGCGCGGCGGTGAAGTTTTGAGTTTAGATCCTGGGAGTCTTGAGATCAAACCTGCATTTTCGCCAAGCTCGTTCTTTTCAGCGTATAAGAAAAGTTATGAGATAGTTACTGCGACTGGAAGGCGGGCTAGAGTAAGTTGGGATCACCCGTTTCTGAGAGGGCTTGAGTGGGTTAAGGCTGAGGACTTGAGAGTTGGTGATAAAGTGGTTGTTGCTGTTCTTGGCCCCGAAGGGTATGAGATTGGCTCGGACATTGTCGTGAAGAAGAAGTTTATTGGCGTTCAACCTTGCTACGGTATTGAGGTTGATGGACTGCACAATTTCGTTACCGGCGACGGGTTCATCACTCATAATACCTCCCAGATTCCTATAAAGCGCGGTTCGTGGGAGATTGGCCGGAATCCTGCGATACGCATAAAGATAGGCTCGCATAACGATGGTAAGGCTGCGGCAATATGTTCTGCTTTGAGGTCTCTTATTGAGTACAACGAGCGGTTTCGCCTTGTTTTTCCTTGGGTTAAGCCTGGGTATCCCTGGTCGAGCCATCTGCTTTCTGTTGTGGCTGACGGCAGGTGGGATTTCAAAAGCACTTGTCCTGGGCTTAACAAGGACCCAACAGTTGAGGCGATGGGTATCACAAGCGGTATTACGAGTGCGAGGGCTGATCTTCTGATACTTGATGATGTGTGTGACTGGCGAAACTCTGTGAGCCAGCCGAAGCTTCGTGAGACTGTTAAAAGCTCTTTCAGGAGCGCTTGGCTTAACACTCTGGAGGAGGATGGTCGGTGCTGGATACTGGGGACGCTGTGGCACGAGAAAGATCTTTTGAGTGAGATAGTTGAGCAGGCCCGCCGAGGCGATAAGATACCCTGGAAGGTGAGGTTTTATGCGATAGATGAAAATCTAAACCCCCTTTGGCCTGAGAAGTGGTCGCGTGAGGCTTTAGCTGAGCGTCTTGGCGTGCTTGGGCTTCAGATTTTCGATCTTGCCTTTAGAAACAGGCCCTTGTCCGATGAGGATGTGTTTGTGGCCGATGATGAGCTTATCTCGGCTCTTACGACCTCGAGGCCTGTTTTGAAGCTTGTGTATATGGGCGTTGATCCAGCTTCGTCGCTTTCGGGAAGGGGTTCTAAGAGCGCCATTGTGGTTGGTGGGTATGATGAGAGTTTGCGAAAGTGGGCGACTTATTTTGATATAGGCCGGTATAGTCCGACCGAGCTTGCGACAAGAATCTTGATTGCGTATCTTAAGTTCAGGCCGACAACTATCATGGTTGAGACTAACGGCTTTCAGGTTGCTTTACTTGATCTTGTGAGAAGTCTTTCGTATATTCAGGTAGTGAGAACTTATCCTGAGGTTCGTGATTTTCTGGTTGAGGAGATGTCGGTGGCTGGTATGGAGACTTCAGAAAGCTCGATTGAGGAGTATTTCAAGCGGAAGTGTGAGGGGATGCCTCTTGAGGCTTTCTTCACTTCGGAGGAGAAGCGGTCGCTTATATCGGGTATTCCTGCGTTGATGAATGAGCTTTCAAGGGGTGAGTGGTCGTTTTGGAGTGATCATCCCTATGATCTTATATGTGAGTGTCCTGCCTGTGAGTTTGTGAGGAGTGTTTCGAGGTATAGATTGAGTAGGAAGACTGGGGACCCTCTAATGGCGTGGTGGCTGATGTGGCAGGCTATGAGGCTTGAGGGCGGCGCGTCGTTTGACGTGATTGGGATCCCTTCGAGTAAAGATATTGAAAGGCCGCGTGCTCCAGGCGGCGGCCGAGTAAACTTTCTGGGTTTAAGGCCCAGGTAGTTTGAAAGGAGGGAGTAGCTTATGAGTGAGAATGCGAGGCGCGACAAAAATCGTGTGCCGGCTATCTTAGGCTTTGATGAGGCTGGTAATCAGCTTAAGATGGTGAGGGTAAGCTCGGACGGGCGGCTACTTGTTTCGACAGGGGGAGGTGGCTCGTCCGATTCTTATTCTGAGGTAGTTTCTGGCAAGGTTGCCGTAGGTTCTACAACGGTTCAGCTTCCGTCTGTATCGGCTGATGCTTTCGTCATACAGGCGGATATTTTCAACGATGCTGTGATAGAGCTTGGCGGCGCTGATGTTGGTAGTTCTGGCGGAATTGAGCTTGATGCAGGTGGATCGTTCCAGCTTCCTCAGGGTGTTAATGATCTTTCGATTTTCTACGCTTACGCTCCTGGGGCTGGTTCTACTCAGTATCTGAGATACATTGGATTCAAGGAGTGATGTGATATGAAAAGGACAGCTTTAACTTTAGCGGTGGTGGTAGGTATTCTGATACCCAGCCTGGCTTTCGGTCAGATTCGCTTCAACTGGAAGCGGTTCATTGAGCGTCGTGGGCTTGACTCTCTTAAAGTCGGCAGGGACCCTGTGACTGCGACTGATGTAGCGACCAAAAATTACGTTGATGCATCTTTGGCCGCTGCTGTGTGGAACTTCTTTCTCACCGATGACGATGCCGATGTAGGTGGCTACTACTACATGTATGATGAGGAGACCGGCAACACTCTGTCTGAGCTTACCTCAGGGGCGTTGTCAACTGGCGATGATCAGCTCTTGTGGAGCTTTGTAACTGAGTCCGGGTATCCTGGAATAGACGCTTTGTCGCTTGGAACGTATGTGGGAACTTTCTTTTTGAAAAAGACCGGTAACAAGACGGTCAATGTCTACTGGAAGCTTTACAAGCGTGATAGCGGCGGCAATGAGACTTTGATCCTCACAAGCGGCCTGAGCGATGAACTGGCCGATACGAGAACTCAGTATCTTCTTTCAGCCTACCTTAACGCTGACTCAACTATTTCTGCAACCGACCGGCTTGTCCTTAAAATCTATGCCAATGTGAGCGGCTCCGGTACTGATCCTACAGTGACTCTTACAATGGAGAACAACTACGACAGCCGAATAGCTGTGAGGGTAGGCACTTCGGCATTTGCGAACATATTCGTGAATGCTGATGGTGACACTATGACGGGTGATCTAACGGTTCCGCACCTTTGGAGCCAGTATGTTACGGTTGCTGATTCAACAACTGGTAACTTTGACGGCGGAATTTACGCCTCTGATGACGGCGACCTTACCGCACACAAAATCCTCTGGGATGATGACTACGGCGGAACCGGTGCGTGGACTTCGCCGGATAACTGGGCGCTTTCTGGAATGGAATATGCTCAAGCTGATTCTCTTGAGGTCCTAAATTACGTCAATATTCATAGCGGTTCAAACTTGCCTCTTGAAAGAGTCACTTTGACTGCTGCTGCTGATTCGGTGAATGTATCGAACTCTCTTGTAACAGCTAACTCGTTCATCTTCATAACGCCAGAGGGGCCGCCTGTGGGTCAGCTTTATATTACGAACAAGGCCAGTGGATCGTTTACTATCAAGTCAACTGCTGATGAGACGGCTGATTTGAGTGTGATTTACTTCATAGCCAAGCCGTAGGAGGGATAGATGAAAAGGGTAGCACTATTAGCACTGGTTGTTCTCCTTGCCTGCTCTATTGCCTTTGCCGGAGTGAGGTTTAAGGCTCAGAATCAGAGCCTCAGGCTGGATGGGAATGGGTATTTAAGCATTTCGAATGCTGACCAAATAGGTTTAGATCTTGGAACCAGCGATATAATAATGGGGCTTGTTTTCAAAGTTTCAGATGTTCCTAATTATGCTCATTTCCTTTCAGAGAGGGTCAATGATGGCGATCAATATCAGTTTGCTTTTTATAACGATGGCAGTATTAGATTTGGCTGTGGAACAACTAATGCCAATCGTCTATGGGCATTCAGTCCTGGCGGAATTGACTTGCGAGATGGTAGGTGGCATGTGGCGCTTGCTACGCTTGATCGGAGTGCTAATGCTGTGCTATACATTGATGGTGTTGCGGGAACCGCCGTTGACTTCTCCACATTTGACGGCGTTGATATATCACCAGGACAGACCCTATATGTGATGGCCTACGACGCATCTGGGAACTATAATGTCAAGGGGTTGGTAGGCCGAGTGTGGTTCATTAGGGCCGGTTACGCTGGCCTTGACGTCCTCAAATCCCACCACAACTTTTCCTCTGTGGCCGATCTCTGTGCAGATATGGCCAAGAAATTCTATCGAGACCCCTATCTTCGAATAGAGGATTTCTGGCCTGAGCTTGAGATGGTGGAGAGCTTTGATACGGAGAAAGTGCTTAATGGTGATTTTTCAAGTTACAGTGGAACGGCACCGAATGTTGATTTTGCAGATTGGAATGAGAAGGAAAGTAGCGGAGCCGCTGACTGGGATTATGATTCAGTAGAAAGTGCGGCAAAGATAACTATACAACAGAAATCAGATTTGGAGCACCATATTGCGCTTACGCAGAGCACTTACTCAAGAATGACACTTGGAAAGATGTATGTGCTAAAGGGACAATTCAAATCTGATCAGGCCGGTGATGGACGGATCGGCTTTAATTTCCGGAAGCAAGGTGGTAAAACAGTGGTGGGTAGTGATAATAATATAACTGTTAATTCTTCTGGCTGGACTGACGTGGAACTGACCTTTATTTTACCAACAGATGCGACGTTGGGTTACATAAGCATTCAAGTCGGAAAAGTAGATGAATATACCGCACCTTACACAATTTGGGCGAAGAATATTAGCCTGCATCCCGTCGGCTGTATCGCAGACTGGTTCGGAGACCCATCGGTGCAGGGCACTTATAACGATGCAACTGTAAACGGTAACGACTTAACTGAGCAGGGGACGGGGAATGAGTTTGTGTATGAAGATCCACTTCGAGTTAGGGCTGAGGGCGGCACGGCGAAGGTGAGGCTAGTGCCGTTTCACAAGTCGCTTCGGTTGGATGGAAACGGGTATGCTGAGATAAGTGATGCGGATCAAGTAGGAATAGTTCCAGGTGCTGGAGATTTTGCTTTTCTTTGCATTGGTCGTCCAAGCAGTCTGAGCACACATCGGTTTATGGTTGATTGCCGATACCCACCAAATAATCGGGGGTGGGGATTTGGCTTGTTAAGCAATGGCACTGCGTTTTGGGAAATTAGGGATTCGAGTGACAATAGTTTGGTATTGAACCCTTCAGATGTATTTGCGGTTCATCGTTGGCATAGCTTCTTTGGGTTTGTTGAGAGGGCTGGAGCTGCTCGACTATATCATGACGGTACTCAGATACGTAGTGAGTCTGCAAGTGAAATTACTGATGATGTTGTTGGACAGGCCTTGTATGCTGGACGTTATGGCCCAAGCGACCAGTATAGTTGGGTTGGTTTTCTTTCCAGACTCGCTATCTTTAATTTTGGCAAAAACGGCCTTTCCACCTGGGCTTCCTATCACGGCTTGGCTGTAGCCGAGGCAGAAAGCACTTTCGCTGCTCGGATCTATCGCCGCCCATACGCTTCACTTTCAGAACTTGGGTTCCCTGAGCTTGAGATGGCGGAGAGCTTTGATACTGAGAAGGTGACGAATGGTGGGATGGAAAACGGAGATCCACCTTCCAATTGGACTACGTATGGCACCCCACCCACGTTCGAGCGGTCTAACGCACAAGCACACGAGGGGACGTATTCCCTTCATGTAATAACAACCTCAGAGAATCACGGGGGTAAGCAAACCTTATCCCTAATTCCTGGGAAAATATATGAAATAACTGCTTGGGTGTACGTTGTATCAGGGGGTGCTCGGCTTTGGCTATCTGGAACCCCCGGAATCGATTGGACTACATCTACAGGTCAATGGGTGAAGTTGTACGGAACCCGAGTTGCCCCTGCGCCAGACTCTCAAGTAAGGATTCTTTCCTACACGGGGGCCTCAGAGTTCTATGTAGATGATGTCTCCATCCACCCTGTCGGCTGTGTTGCTGACTGGACGTTTGATAACACTTACAATGACGCTACTGTCAATGCGAACCATTTGACTGAGCAAGGGACCGGAAATCAGTTTGTGCGGATAGCGCCGAGGTAAAGGAGGGCAAGATGAATTTCCCTCTGGTTTCAGCTAAGCGAGTAGATGAGCTAGAGCGTGAGTTACAAGCCTTGAAGGCTGAGCAGGAGTCCGTAAAGGGCGTTCGTGCTGAGGTCGAAAAGCTGAAAGAGGAGCGTGATAAGCTGGATCAGGAGCTTTCGGAGACAAGAGGGCGTCTGAGGGCATATGTTACAGCCACCAAGTCCGAAAGAACAGCAACCAGAGAGTCAACGAGGCGCAGGGGATTTTCCCTCACTTACTCCGATCTTCGTGAGTGCTATCGTCAAAGCTCGATTGTGAGAGCCTGTATTGACACGATCGTAAGGGAGCTTTCAAACCTTACTTGGTCCGTAGTTCCGGTCAAGGGACTCAGCGGCGACGACCTCAAGAATGCAAGGATTGAAGCTCAGAATGTAGCGAGGCTTTTCTATAACCCAAACTCAAACTCGGAATCTTTTGGGCGCCTTCTTTCAAAGATGCTCAGAGACCTTCTGGTTCTTGACGCTGGCGTGATTGAGAAGGTGAGATCGAGAAGCGGCAAGATCGTTGAGCTTTGGGCTAGGGACGGCGCTTCATTCTTTCCGAATCAGGACGAGCACGGCCGGATCAAGACTTATATCCAAGTTGTTCCAGAGGAGTCTGAGCCGCTTCTCTCAGTAATTGAACTTCCAACCGAGAACGTGATTTACCTCTCGCTCTTTCCCCGAACTGAAAGCCCTCTCGGGATGCCTATCATTGAGTCGATCTACAATGAAGTCGGCTGTCATCTCTATGCTCTTAATCTTCTGGGCCGGTTCTTCGAGGAGGATGAGATACCGCCTGGTATTCTGAACGTCGAAAGAATGGGTGAGGATGCAAGACGCCGGCTTGAGCAGTGGTTCGAGGAACACAGAGGTCTTGAAATGAGGCACAGGCTTGCGGTTGTGTCTGGAAGCGGGGCCAAGTGGATTGATTTCAAGCGCTCCAATGAGGAGATGCAGATGGTTCAGCTTCTGGACAGGTTTGAGCTTGCTGTAATGCGCGCCTTTGGGATACAGCCAATTGAGCTTGGTGTTCAGAAGGCCTCAGCCGGTGCTGAAGTCCAAGAGCGTCTTGGAAGACTTGGTCTTATAAGGCCGATTGCCAAACAGCTTGAGTACTACTTCACTACCGAGATAGTCCAGGAGCTTTCAAGGTATCCGCTGGAGTTCAAGTTTATTGTGAGGCCGTACGGCGATGAGCTTAAGCACGCGAGGGCGGCCTATCTCAGAGTAAGGAGCGGGATCTCCTCGATAAATGAGGAGCGCGACGAGGAGGGCCTGCCGCCGAAGGAAGGGGGTGATGAGCCGTTCATAGTGGTTGGAAGGCGAGTATTTTACCTTAGCAAGATCAGTGAGCATCAAGAGGAGATGTTCGAGAAAGGCGCTGATGCAATTGAGGACCCAGTGAGGCCTATAGTTCCAGGCTTAGATGATAGTCTGGCTGAGCAAATTTTGAGTGAGGGGTAGGATGATGAGGATCGTTGGAGTTCTTGTGATCTACCGACAAGGCTTCTTCCTGCCTGCTGTGATCGAGGGTCTGTACGGCAAGATCCCGCTTGCCCTCTTTCTCTCCAAGGAACCATGGCGTTGTCTTTCCCAACCGGTTTCAGGCGATGACGGGACTCTTGGGTGGCTTGATCGAGCCAGGAAGCTTCGTGTTTTCGAGCACGAGATAGTTCGCGTTTGGAATAACTCAACTGATGAGATTACGTGGGCTTCGTATTGGGCACGTGAGCAGGGCTACGACTTCATATTCATAATCGGCGGCGATGAGATCTGGGATCCTGATGCCGTTGATGATCTATTGGCGTTTGTGGAATTCAACGAGGACAAGGCGATCTTTTCAGCCCACCTTGACACCTACTGGAAGGACATCTACCACAAGATACATCATCCGACTCATGGTCCTCCTGAAGTGGTTGTGAGGGCAGGTCTTGAATTCAAGTTCGACAGAATTCCTCAGGGCGGAGCTGAGCGGGCTTTGTACGATGGCTGGCGTTTCCAGCACCCGTCTTATGTGAGAACCGATGAGGAGGTTTTGTTCAAGGCCAAGCACTCTCAGTCAATTCACTCAACTAACTATATCAGGTGGTTCTGGAACGTCTGGAAGGCGTGGGATGTAAACCCAAACTTAAGGAATCTTCACCCGACTCATCCGCCTGTATATGAGCGGGCTGTGTTCTCGCACGAGACGCCTCTTTCCAGACTGCTTGATAGTTTTACTGGCGAGTTTGAGTTTGGCTGGACGCACTATAAAGACTACCTGAGCGAGGATACGATTCGGAGGAGCTGTATAGTATGAGGCGGATACTCTTTGTATTTGGACAGGTAAGAATTGGCGATACGTTTCATTTGGTTCCGTTTTTCAATGCCTTAAAGCGGGATTCTGAGATTACGTGGGTTCACTCATCCTACGAGAGGGAGCCGGTTCAGCTTCTAAAAGAGTTCTCAGATCTTTCAATCAAGGAGACTATTGAGATCAAAACCAGCGAGATCCCCTCCGATCTTAGGAGTATTTCGCGTTTCAATCAGATGGTTTCGACTAAGTATAATCTGGCTGAGTTCGGCAACTTCGACGATGTTATAATTGAGCGTAAGGTGCTTTCGGTCCATAAGCCTGTTCCTTGGATTGAGCCGACTGATTGGAACCTGAGGCTTCATCTTGAACCTGTTAAAGGAGAGTATCTTGTGGTTCATGCCTCGACTATCTCAAGGTGGAAACAGATCCCAGCGCTGTTCTTTTTCACGCATGATCTTCCGATAGTGTGGGTTGGCTGGCCTGGGGAGCCTATAGGTTTTTGCAGGGACTGCGACATCGACTTAAGGGGAAAGCCTCTGGTTGAGGTAGCAAGGTATGTGCTTGGAGCAAAATGTGTGGTAGGAGTTCACTCCTCGATCAATGTGCTTGCCTTCTATCTTTCCAAGCCTCAGGTGGTTTGCCACTTCAGGCCAGATCTTTTCAAGTTTTCAAGCTACAAGGAGACGTCCGTTGATCTTTTGACTCCTGATTTGACAGAAGTTGAAGAAGCTGTGGAGGGGCTGCTATGTCAGACGTTATCCAGATAGTTGCTTCGTGTGGTTTGAGTGATGCGCTGGCGCTGCTCGCTAGAGTGCCTTCTGTGCTTGACTTCACTGGAGCTTCCAGGGTTCATTTCTGGCTAGTCGGAGGATGGAGCTCGATGCAGAGTGAGGCTGAGAGAGTTCTCAACCTGTCGTCTCTTGCCACTGCCTCGCGGAGACCTTGTGAGAGGCCAGCGGCTGTTTTTGACTGGCGGATTCCTAAGGTTGCATGTAAATTCCCAATCAGGTTTCCATTCTATGTTGCTGAGGCTGAGTCCTATTTTGGGAGGCTTGTGGACGAGCTTAAGGAAGTTGGGAGACCTGTTGTCGGAGTAGAGCCGGCTGATCGCGGACTGCTCGGCTTTTTCAACCCGCTATCAACGCTTCCAGGGAAAAAGTGGAATGAGCTTCTTATAAGCCTTCGGAGCCAGTTCAGCCTCGTTAGATTTGGGGATTGCACCGATGTGGTTGACGATGATCTCTTTGACTTGGTAATAGAGAGTGATCTTGTGGATGAGCTTTCCGCGATTCAGAACTGTGATGCTTTTATAGGTGCTGGTTCGTGGAGGTGGCAGGTTGCGGCGTATGCGGGAAGAGTGACAGTGGTATATTCTCTGGTCGGCGTTGACTCACTTTCAGCCAAACTTCCCGACCCAGTTCCTAGTCATGTTCTTATTGAGAAGGTCCCTGAGCCTGATAGGTGTTTTGAGCGTTTGTTGGAGGTGAGGGCGCAGTGCGAAGCTGTGCTTGTGTAGTCATAGCCATCTTGCTAATTCTTGGGTGTGAGAGGCACTTAAGCCCAGTGAAGCCTTTCGATGTTGACTCCGGACATTTTGCCGTTAACCCAAGAGAGCCTTTTGAGCGATTGTGTCTTGGTATTTCCGTTGGCTGTCTTGACGTATCATCTCCAGGTGCAAGTTTCGGCTTTGTGATGAAGGATGGTAATAAGTTGGTTGGAGTAATTCCTGCTCATCTTTGCGACTATGAGACTGGGAAACTTGTTGTCCAGCCTGCGCCGAGAGATTTCGGCAAGCCCCAAGTCGTTGGTGTAGTTGAGGCCGTTAATCGAGCCAATGATCTTGCCTACTTTATCCTGAATGATGTGCTAATGACTACCTTTGACGGGCTGGAAGTTAGGGAAGATGGAGTTTGCGAAGAGGGCCAGCTTGCGTATGTGTATTCAAGAAACGGTATCAAGACGGTAAAAATCGGAAAACCGGTTAGGCTCTCGACTCAATATGGTGTTTCAATTTCCGTTAGAATTCACTCCCAGGATTATGAGTTCAGAAACGGCGACTGTGGCGGGGCTGTGATCGGTTTTGACAGAAAACAGCTTGGGATTGTAGTAGCTGGTGAGGGGACTATTGCTAATATGAAGCCTGCTGGACTAATTAAGGCAATTTATCGAGGACTTAAGGCTGAGGACTTGACGTTTGGTCTATGAATTTACTATCTTAATACGTGGAGAAAGCGGGGCAACCTCGCACCTCAAGCAGCCCCCTTGAGAAAGCCCTAATCCCGGCCAAACGCAGACCTCCGTTAACATAGCGAGTGCTCTGCCCCGCTTTCTTCGGAAAACGAGAAAGGAGACTAAGATGGCGACTTACAAACCTCCGAGAGATGGACGCGGCAAAGGTAGAGGTATGCCTGGTGGTGGAAGGCGAGGAAGGAATCTTGGACCGTGCAGGAACGGTGGACCCGGCTACGGAAAAGGAGGAGGCAGAGGGAAAGGAAAAGGCAGGGTTAAGTGATGGATTTAGTTAAGATTGAAAATCTTGACAAGTACGATCCGACCAGCCTTTCAGATGAGGTTCTTAGGGACGACTTCAGGATTGCACTCGCTTGGCTTTCATCGTTAAGGCGCGGGGTAAAGCTGAAGTACTCGATCTCTCAGGTGAGAAACATTCTCGACGACATTGTAGCCGAGCTTGTCTTGAGAGGCTCGACTACATTCAAGCCTGATGAGATGAAGTCTTTTGCTGGTGATGAGGCTGAGCGTGCTTTAAGGAAGGCGATCAAACCTGGTCTTTACCTAGTTGAGCCTCATGGAAGGCTGATTGCGGACGGCAAGAAGACCCTTATCGTTAAGGCGGCAAAGTTTCCGTCTGCTCTTGATAGAACCTTCTGGCTTGTAAGCGACAGGAAGGTTTATGGAGCTATCAGGATCACTGATATTCGTGAGGGCGATAGATCCACCTTCAAGAAGCTGTCTGCAAAGCACAGAGTTTCCGAGGCTGAAGCTGATAAGTGGTGGGGATCGAGATCTACCTACTGGTTCTACTCATTTAAGCCGGTTGTGAAATTCTCAACTCCAAGACGTGCTATCGTGCCGGCTGGAGTTCAGACTTTCATCCGCAAAGTCAAGTTTGCCGACGAGATTAAACTTGTTGATCTTAGCGATGCTGAGCTTTTGGGCCTTCTTGCCGATTCTGCTATAACCGATCCGGAGTTTGAGCTTGATCTTTCACTTGAGAAAGCACGCCGTTTTGCGCCGATTAACCCTTCCGGAGTTAAGCGAGGCAAAGAGATTACGCTCGATGAAGTCTTGCAGTACTTCAAGGAGTTCAAAGTCCGCTCGCCGTTTATAATGCTTGTTGGAGGGCTCGTTGTAAATGGGAAGACTGAGGGTGATATTGATATTGTAGTAAGGGAGTCCGAGGATCTTCCAGATCAGCTTAAGCATATAATCGAGTGGCGGATTATGCGGTCTTTCCCTCCGGAGTACTGGGACCGGTTCCACTTCTTGTGGGATAACATGGGTCCGTTCACAGACTATATCGAGCTTTATGATATGACTATTGAGCGGGTTAATCCCGAGAACAAGATTCACGAGATGGGCGACTTCGAGCCTCGGGATGACTTGGTCAAAGCTGAAGTTCGGGCCAAGAGCAAGCGGGCTAAAGAGCAGGCTGAGAAGGCCAAGCGGAACGATAAGATTACCCTCGGAGAGTTTTTCTATCCTCTTAAAAGCTCGATCTCGTCTCTGCACGGCTACCGTTCTGGCGAGGAATACTCTGTTGACAGTATGGTTAAAGTTCTCAAAGAGATTGCCAAGAGAAAGAAGCTTGAGACTGAGATCGTCCCGTCGGTTGTTCAGAAAAAATACGACGGCATCCACTGTCAGCTTCACAGGATGAAGGATCGGGTAATCATTTACTCCGATGATGGGGCTGATATTACAGACAGGCTTCCGAATACCGTTGCTGAGGCGCTTCAGTTTCCGCACGACGAGTTTGTGTTTGATGTTGAGGTAGAGTACTGGCCGTCTGGTTCTCACGCTCCAAGGGAGGACACGGCAGGCTATCTGCACTCGAAGGGCAAGGCTGATGATTCCGAAATCGTCCTTAACGTTTTCGATCTTCTGTACCTTGACGGCCAAGATATTCACAATGAGCCGTATGTGGAGAGGATGAAAAAGCTCACAGGGGGTTTCAAATTTGAACAGTCAACGATTGGTAAGCCCAATCTTAAATACCGCTTCAACCTTGCCCCTTCAACCTATGTAAAGACAGAGAAGGAGCTCCGCGAGGCCCTGATTCGCTACTCTAAGGCTGAAGCATCGGAAGGCGCTATGGTCAAGTTCCAGACGATGAAATACTCACTGAATGGACTTACAACTGAAATTTTGAAGCTCAAGACCTACGCTGAACTCCACTGTATCGTCTGGAAAGCAACTGAGACGAAGACCAAGGGGGTCTATAACTACGATTTCGCACTTGCGTTCTCGCAGGCCGACAACGTCGATCCAAAGACTATCGTCGAGATAAACGGCAAGCAGTACACCAAAGCTGGAAGGTCCTACTCAACCGCTGTCAAGGTTCCAATAGGCGGAATCATTACTGTTAGGTTCCACACTATAAATCTTTACAAGGACCCGGAGACTGGGCATATCAGAGTTCATCTTTACGAACCGATTTTCCACGAGTACCGCGAAAGCGATAAATACCCAGACTCCATTTCGACAGCTATCAGGATCGGGAAGGAGTCCAATACACTCTCTGTGAAGGAAGCGTCTGACGAGTTGGATGATGAGATCGTTAAGTGGACGGGTTCAAAGGCTAGGTTCGTAGATAAGATTCTTAAACACATGCCTGAGGATATGACAGGTATGACGCTTTTCGATCCTATGGCTGGTTGGGGTTCTGTGCCATTTGCGGCTATTGAGCGTGGTTGTGAAGTGATCCTTAACGACGCCAACCCGATCTGCTACTATTGGCTGAAAGCTGTCCTTGAGGGTGAGCCGTTGACCGATGATGAGATTAACGCTTTCTTGAACGCGCCGAAGGTTGAGGGGTTTTTGACCAAGAGGCGTGATCTTATTCCGAGACCTCACAGACGGGAAGCTAGGATGCACCTTGACGGCCTTGTTCATTTTGCTATGAAGCTTCCGAGGCGCAAGATGTGGACGGCTATGGGCGCTATAGCTTCTACCCTGATAGCGTGGGCTGGGAGCTACGAAAACCTTTACGAATTCAAAAACAAGCCTCATAGAGCCTCGGATTCCATAGAGATGAACAAGAGCACAGTTAAGCGCTTGCTCGGAAGGGTTCATAGATACCAAGAAAAGTACGGCGGCCATGGGCGAGTGACCTGTCGCAATGCTTTTAATATGAAGATACCAAAAGTTGATATAGTTTACTATGACCCTCCATACATAGCTGAGAAGTTGAGAATAAAGGAAGGTGATACAAGATATGAACGATACTGGAAGCTTGCCTCCTTCCTGCTTCAGCGTGAGACAAGGCTTCCAAGATCCGATGTCCAGAAGTTCATTGAGCTTGGAAAGAAGTTAGGTAAAAGCTGCAAACTGCTTCTGATCTCTGATACCGGCGACGACTCGTCTGCTTTCAAGTGGGAGGAAGTTTTTCCTAATGCCGAGATTGACAAATTTACAGTTATATCAACTGGATATGTGCGTGGACAGCATAGGCCTAAGAAAGAGAAGGTTGTCAAGGTTGGGAAGCTTGCTACTTCCGATCTTAAGAAGTCCGACCTTCTTTTGGAGATACCGCCTGAGGATCAAACGTATAGATATGTTGTCCAGCACCACTATCGCGGAAAAACCTGCCATGCAGATGTGAGAATTGAACATGGGCCAAGGAAGGATATTCTGGTCGGTTTCACTTTGGATGACCTGATCCGGGGGGCTATTACCAAACCGGTTTTAACGCTTGCTGATGCTAAGAAGTTTGACGCTGATGACTCGCACTTCAAGATTGGGTGGAACAGTGGCAAGTGGAAGACAAGAAAACGTGGTGATAAGTATGTTAATGTGGAAGTTGTGTGTCAGAAGAAGGCCCCGGAACCGTGTCTCGTGAAGGGATCTCTAGTGTGGACTGCGACTGGGTTGGTTCCTATAGAGAGAATTAAGAAGGGCGATCTTGTTCTTGATGCTTCTGGCGAGTGGACTAAGGTGCTTGAAGTTGGAAGGGTTCCACTCAAGTCGAGGCTTTTCGAGGTAAGAGCCTCTAGGTCGCTGAAGTATAGAATGACAGAACATCATCCTGTTCTAACTGAGTCTGGATGGGTTAAGGTTTCCGAGCTTTCTAAGTCTGATAAACTTGTATTCCCGAAGGTTAAGCCGACCGGAGAACTTGACTCTCTCATTTATCTCCAGTTTGCTCAAAACGGCAAATACTCGACCGCGAAAGTTCTGCCACTTGACTATCTAACCGGCTATGTTTTTGGGGTTATTCTTGGAGATGGTCATATATCCGAGACTGGAATCACAATCTCGCTGAGTCCGGATAAGAAGCGTCCGATCGAGATGATTGAAAAGTTCTGTGAACGGGTTGAGCGCCCCTATAAGCTGACTGGGCATGGAACCGAAAACTACTTTTCTGTTGCGATATATGATTCCAAACTTGCTGAGTTTATAAGATCAATAGCATATCACGGAAAGCGTGGAAGCAGCTATCTGAAAGGGCTGCCGCCGATATTTCTTCAGAGAACCAATACTGAATTTCTGAAGGGCTATTGTGATGGGTTAGTTGACTCTGACGGCTATCGGACTAGCCGAGAAACCAGATTTACCAATAGCTCTATTGAACTTATGAGCAGTTTCCTCTTTGCAAGGTTGCTTCTCGGTGAGCCTTGTGCGTTCACTGAAAACAGATATGAGAAGTTTGGTGCAAATAGAGTAAAATTCACAACCCAAAAACTTGATATTGAACAGGAGTACTACTCAGCAGACGACGAGAAAATTCTTCTGACGGTCTGGGAGTCGAGCGAAATCTGGAAGGGCAACTGTAAGTATGTATGGAACTTGCAGACCGAGGATGGAACGTTCTGCTTAGCTAACTTCGCTACTCACAATACGGAGTGGCTTACATTTGAAGGTGTTACGAAGCCTGGCACAGTCGGAGCTACTAAGCAGTATCCGGGCGTTTTCCACATCATAGAGCGGGGAACCTGTGAGTACGGGGCTCAGAAGCCCTGGATTCACGAGTTCTGGTTCCATCCGACTAAAGGCAAAGGGCTTGCTGGCCGTATCATATTCCGTCAGATAGCCAATATCTGGCGTGAGAAAGATGATGTTCTTGAGAAGCTTGCTGAAGATCCATTTGCTGATCTCGATGAGGTAGTTACTGCCGAACGCGGCATTGAGGACCTGCCCGTTGGACAGGAAGGTTTCGGCGAGGCTGAGAGCGGATGGGTTTGCATAAAACCTGTTGATCCTGAGCCTTATGTTCTTTCGAGGCGGGCTGAGCGTAAGAAGTGGCTGCCCCCAAAAGGCATCTCGGCGCTTCCTGCTGAGATGCGGAAGAAGATTCCAGATGAACTTAGATATTGGACAATGGAGGGTGCCAAAGCTCTTGAGGCGAGGGCCGAGATTCGCCGAAGGATCAAGCGAGGTGAGCTTAAGCTGTGGTGAAAAGTCTTAATGTTGGGAATGTTGGCGGCCTTATACCTCCTGGAGCTACTGAGCGTGCTGAGGCTCGGAAAGGTGAGTTCAGCTTGCAGTATCAGTGGTGGCGTGGGCAAATTGTTGTTCGGCGTGGCCCATCAAGGACTCAGTGGTGGCTCCACATCAAGATCGGCGACAAGGTATATTCCTATGCACTCAACTCAAACCCTGTTGATGTAGCTGTTACTGCTGGGCTTCTTAGAACGGATCTTGGCGAGTGGATGTACCACGACGGTGAAGTTAAGCCTAAGACTAAGTTTAACCCAACTAAGAGCACACCATGCTTTGCGCGAATCGAGGACAAAGGCACTTTAGACGTCTTTCAGGATGGGCTTCAGTTCAAAAAGTTTAAATTTTCTGGGAAGAAGTTAAAGGGCATGTGGGCTTTCTCGAAAGAGAACGGCCTTTGGAGAGTGGCCCGTTCTGCAAGTATAGGTGAGCCTAGAAAGGAAGGAGGTGAGAACATGGACGATTCCTTCGTACTTGAAGCTCCGGTTGAGGCCATAAAAGCGGATGATAAGTCGGGCAAGTGGATTGTAGAGGGCTTTGCAGCTACCCCTGACATAGATTTTCAGTACGAGCGGATAGCCCCTGAAGCTCTTGAGGACGCAGCCGTTGATCTCAAAGAGCGTTCAACAGTTCTCTACAACCACGACCCCAATAGGCCGATAGGGAAGGTTGTCGAGTCCGAGGCCAGACCGGAGGGTCTTTGGGTTAAGGTTGAGATCTCCAAGACCGAAGGAGAGCTTTGGACGAAGATAATGGAGGGCGTGATAAACAAGTTCTCCTTCAGGGCCTCGATCCCAAACCCGCCTGAGAAGTTTCTGGCCAAGGAGTACGATGAGGAGCACAAGTGTTATGTTACGATCATCAAGAAGATCATCATAAAGGAAATCTCACTTGTCTCCGTTCCAGCCAACCCGAAAGCACGCACTTTGAGGGCCTATGTAGAGAAGGGGCTTGAAGAGTTGGTCCAAAAGGGCTATATTAAAGAGTGGTGGATTGATCCCTCGAAAGGAGGTGAGAGTATGCAGAAGCTGAGTCCGGAGGAGTTCGAGAAGCTCAAAGCTGAAGGCAAGATCAAGATGTACGATGAGCTTCCCGAGGATACTCCTCAAGACGAGTCTCAGGACCAAGAGGATGATAAGGAGGAACCTCAGAAATCTGAGGAGCTTCCTGATGAGTCTGAGGAGTCTGAGGCTGAGAAGGCTGAAGCTGAGCAGGATGTGGAGGAGGATAGTGAACCCGAGGAGTTTCCTGAGGAGATTCAGAAGGCCTCTAAGCTCGAACAGATCGCCTGGCTGTGTGATAAGCTTCTTCCTAAGGTAAGCGGCAAGGCCAAGACGATCGTTCAGCAGATTAAGGCCATCGCAACCGGCGAGGGCTATCCTAAGCCATATCCTTATCCTCAGGCTGGGAAGTATCCTGAACCGAAGGCAGATCAGGAAGCCTTCATCTCTGAGGTTGTCTCCAGAGTGCTTGCTGCCCTAAAGCAGACTCAGAATCCTGAGCCTGAGCCTGAAAAGGCTGAGCCTGAGACTCAGAAGTCGGATAAGGTTGAGGAGCTTGAGAAGAAGCTGGCCGAACTTGAGAAGAAGCTTGAAGAGGAGCCTGTGCCCCAGGGCAAGGAGCGTCAGATCAAGCTCTCCGATGATGAGGCGAGGGAGTTTGATAATATGACGCCGTCCGACAGGCTTAGGTTCGTTCTCAAGAAGATGGGCGTTCCTGAAACTCCCGCAAACTGAAAGGAGGTGAGACTGGAT